TGAACTTGAACTTATCGATTGTCATAGAAGACAAAGTTCCAGCGATTACATTACCACCCATACATGCAAAAAGAATGGGAAGCAGGTTTGCAACTTCTTTTACAAGTTCCATAAAAAGAAATCCTCCTATATAAATTGAATTATGAAAAGTGGACCTATTCCACTTTTTATATTTAAGTTAAAATTAAAGGGGTATGGGAAGACCCCATACCCCTCAATTCAACTTATATGGTAGCCATAGCTTAAGGGATTAAGCCTTGAAACCAGATCTGTTCAGAATCTTGAAACGTCCCTGAGTTGGCTGATACTGCTGGATAGTCCAACGCTCAAATCCGTGGATAGCAGGAAGTGCAGGATTCTGGCTGTTACGAATCTCGTTAGATACATACATCTGGTAATCGAAGATTCTGTAGGTCATACGATCACTGTTTCTCGGAGTCAAGATTACGATCAGCTTGTCGCTGTAACGAAGCTTGTCAGATCCGATGAACTGGTAGATTCTCTTATCTCCGGCAGATACAACTGTTCTCTTGTAGTCAAGCTCAACAGGTCCGATGGAAGAAGGAGTCTCATAGGTGTAAGTGGTCGGAGAGATCTTACGGATAAGGTCAGGATCTCCGAATACGGTAACAACCATGTTAGGATCATTTAATACCTGAAGCATTCTGGTAACTTCGGAAGACAGAACATCCATGAACATTGTATATCTCCAGGTTACTGGATCTAATGCATAGTTGCCCTGAGGAGCGAAGGAGAACTCATCGTAGAATCTCTCACGGTCACTCAAAGTCTCATAGCTCTTGTTCAAGAACTCAAGAATCTTATCATCCTTGTAGTTAGCCATAGCAGTCTTCATCATGCTCATGATCTTGGTTAACTGGTTAACCTGATATAGAGCAGCCAAATCCTTAACCTCTTCTGGAGATACGGTAACATTGATAGGAATAGCGTTTGGAATCTCGATAAGAGATGTGCTAGCATCCCACTTAACGCTAACAGTATCCAGCATTGCATTGGAAGTATCCAGCTCAGCAGCCAGCTTAACCTTCTTAATGGTTCCGGTAAGGGAAGATACAGTAATCTTATTCTTATGCATTGTTCCGCTGATCTGATCACTGATGTGTCCGATAGCGGTAGCAGAAGTACGGATGTTGACATCAATCTTAGCAGTTAAAGTACGATCGTACTCATTGTTGTAGCCAGGCTTGAACTCCAGGTTTACAGGAACCCAAACGTTGGTCTTAGCTCCAGCTTCTGCAGCAGTAGCTCTTGTACCGTTATTGGTAAGAACGTTGTTAGCGTCTGGAAGAGGCTCACCCTCATTTACCCACATACTGTCGATAAGGACATGGCTGATATGAGTCTTGATGGATAATGCATCAAGCTTTGTTCCACCGCAAAGGTTAAGAACATCAGTAGCACCGGTTTCCGGAAGAGTTAATTCGATCTCATGTACAGGATTGGAAGCATCAATTGCAGGAGTCATCTTGTTCTGATCTAAGAACATATCGATCTCATTTCCCTTAGAGTCGATAAGAAGACGTCTCTCCATTGTAAGAGTGATGGAAGGAGACTCAGCAACAACCTTCTGGATAGCTCCCTTGTCGAATACCATGTTCATAAGGATATTCTTGTGAACAGGGAAAGTCATACCAACAACAGGGTTGTAGTCAGCACTAATAGAATGCTCAAGAAGAGCGGTAGCATCGTTCTCGAACTGCTGCTCCATCATAGCACGCTGGTCCTCGGGATATCCGGTCATAGCAACGAATGGGTCATCCAAATTCTCATCCATGAAGTTTTCGCAGAAGAACTCCTTAAGAGCTTCTCTGGTTGCCGGTCTACGAAGGATCTTCTGAGGCTCCTCGAAGATGTCCATGCTAGACTCGCTTAATACGTTCTTTCCTAAGTTAATAAAAGACTGTGTATATGAAGCCATGGGGTCAGAAGACCAACCACCGCCAACATATCCGGTTTTTGTGTTTGGCATATAACTATTTTCCTCCTATTTAATTTCATACTACATGATTGTAGTGTAGTACTTTAAAATACTTTAAACTATTTTAAATTTCTCATACCCCGAGTCACTATAAATTCATACAGTGACTCGAAATATTTTATTATATAGTTTTATAAATATTTGCACTATTTGTCTTTTTTAGACATTTCCTTCAAAACGTTACCGATTGTTCTAAAAACAACCAAGAATTTGACATAATTTGTGAAGTTGTCTATATATGATGTAGAGTTATAGATGTTTTCCAGATAATCTACAATATAGGTCTTCACCTTTCCAAGAGCGACTACAATCTTTTTCAGTGGTAAGATGTTTTCATCATTCTTGGTTATCCGGTTAATTGATTCCATATAGTTGTCAGCATCTTCATGCAACTGAGCAAACTTGGATTTTAACTGAATATTTCTGATCATCTTATCCTCATCCGAGAGAGATTCGTAAATATCGTTTTCGGCGTTTTTCTCTTCGTCAGAGAGTCCAGATCCTGACGCTCCAGACCCGTCATTTCCAGATCCAGAATCTGTTCCTTCAGTCTCATTACCAGATTCCCCATCACCACCACTGTCAGCATTGCCAGAGCCGCCATTGTCAGCAGAATCAATATCATCGCCACCGTCAGCAGCATCGATATCGTCACCACCTGTATTAGCATCGTCTTCACCTCCGCTATCAGCAGTATCATCTTCTTGAGCATTATCATCTCCGCCGTCATCAAGTTCTTCACCAGAGTCAGCGGCATCTATATCATCGCCATCAGCTTCTGCAGGAGGTTCTTCTCTTGCATCATTCTGTGGAGCGTTTTCAGGGTTGTCTTCACCAGCATCATCTGGTTCTTCATCAGAGTCTGCTGCATCTATATCATCTACTTCTTGTCCGTCATTAGGTTGATCAGTTTGATCATTATCAGGCTGATTACTATCAGGTTGATCCCCGCCGGTGTCTTCTGTATCGTTTCCGGAATCCGCTGCATCAATATCATCATTCTGATCCTCTCCGTTATTATTAGCGTTGCCGTCAACATTCAGTTCCAATAGGAACTCTTCTAAAATACTTTTCATATATACCATCCTATCCGTTAGTCGCTAGTACCGGCACCCTTATTAAAGTCTGTTATTGGTCGAATCTTCTTACCAGCCAATGCATACTTATATTGGATTCTTTGTCTTTCTCTCATAAGCTTCTTCTGTATGGAAAGTAAGTTTCTGTACTTCTTTGGAGATCCAGAGTTTTCTGCTTTTTGAATCTCTCTATCAAGAACCTTTAACTCGATATCAATCTCATCAATGATATAACCAACCTCTTTATTGGTCATCATCTTAGACATACCAAGCCAACCAAGAGCACCAATAGCAGGAACTACTACACTACTAGAAGCTACACCAGCAACAATAAGAGCAACGCTAACCTTAATCATCTTAGATAAAGATGGACAGATCTCTCCACGGATAATCTGTTCTCTTCTGTCTCCAACGAGTGCCTTCTTCATGGAACGCATAAATCCATTGAAGTTCATATCCATATCTCTGGACATCTCTTTCTGTTTAGCATCAAAGTTCTTAGCCTTAGACTTAAATCCTTGCCAAGCCAATGCAAGAGTATTAAGAACACTTCCAGCATCTTCATTAACAGACCCAATATTGGAAACAATCTTCTCAAGAAGTTGTACAGCTTCTCCACGATCATACATATTCTTGATTGTATCATCACTATTTTCTTCTTTGTAAATTCTATCAATTTCTTCTCTTGTAGTATTCCCCTTTTCCTTTTTAGCTCTCTCCACAAATGTAGCAATAATGGAATTATCTCCAAGAATATATGTAATAAGATGATTAATCATCTTGAACTCTCTCAATGTAACACGTTCAGCAGCAATAGAATTCGGATGATTCAGATATCCAATAACCTTCAAAAGAGTTTCATAATGACTATCATAGAAGTTTTGCATTTCTTCCGCTTTTACCTTAAGATCATAAGCCGCTTTATATACATCTGGGCTAAGATCTTTATTATCTTCCTCTTCGATATCCAATTCTACAGTATATCTAGAAACCAGATATATGTATAAACCATAATCAGAAGAATAATCTATAAAAGCAAAATACTTTGAATTGTAAAACATATTTTGGAAAACTTTGTCAAGATTTTGCAAGAATGCTTCAAGTGTATCATGGTCAACATTTTTACTTTTTTCGATATCATACACCCGGAAATGTTTAACCATTATTTTAAAACGGTTATCATCCTCTGTTCTGACATAATCTACAAAGTTTTTCTCATTAACATCAACACCACCCATGGGGTTAGCATCTTGCATATAGAATTTAGCAAGAGTTGGTATACAATTTTTCATATACGTATTAATCTTTTCAACTTCTTGCCATATTTGAGAAACATCTGTAACCGTAATATCTTTAGAATGTACGACATAATCTTCCGGAAGATTATCTTGCACATTTTCAAAATCATAATCTTCATCTTCCTCCATTTTAATTGCCTCTACAGGATTGATGAGTTCTTTAACATTTATTTTATCTTCCATGAATTCTATTCCTTTACGAAGTGTAGTTTTTGTAACAAAATTTACTATAGGTTTAATACGAACATCGAGCATTCCAACATTATCATCATCAAGTGTATTTGTGTATACATATACAAAAGTAAATACCCCCGCTAATGTTTCCCAACCATCATTCATTTCTGCAACGTTCTTGTTGATATATGCTATAGGATCTTTTTCCATTACCGCTTGTTGGTAAGGATTTGTCTTTGCAGAATATAATGCAGCAATATCAATATGAGTATCTTTCATATACTTAGAAACATGTGCATCAATATCTTTAAAGATTGTAATAAGTTCCCCAGCATTTGGTTTAATCTTAATAACGTAATACAGAAGAATGATAAACAGAGATTCTGCTATATCCAATGTAATCTTTTCATTGAAATGGTTGAGAATGAAAAACTCATCGATACATAGTTTCATCTTAACAATGTTAGGATAGTTGTATGTGTCGATAAGTTTGCATAATTCTGTAATGATCATATACTTGTAACCAGTGTTATCAAATAGAGAATATATATTAAACCTCTTAGAGATGCTGTCGTGATTAAAAGACAATCTGTCGATTGTCTTAAGATAATCAATAATAGGTATGATCTTATCCTTTATAGATTGACCAATTGCAGACATCATTACGAAGTTTTTAACACTATCTAGATCATGATAATATATCAGACAATTATCTACAAAGAGCTTTATAATGTAGGAATAATTGTTCTCGGAAAGTTGGTCTTTCATTATCTCCATTAGATAAATATATGATTCAGGAGTAGCATCCATAAACTTAGATGCTATACTGTTCATAAAGTATTTATTGTTCTCTAAGAAACGATAAATATCTTTATATGATAAACCGCTCATAGGTTTATCTAATTCTAGCTTTCGCTTTCTAGTATAGATGTCGTTCATATCTATACAATCAGTATTCACGATATTCACGGTTTATGGCTCCTCTAAATGATATAATTAATATACTGTTAAAATTTACTAAAATAATTTATCCGAAAATTGGGCTTTACAAAGAAAAAAATAATACACAAATTTTGCCCAGTGATCATAAAGACCACTGGGCTAAGGTAAAAGGTGTGTATCAAATAAAGACACCTATAAGGGTGTCGGAATCCGGCTTATTCATGTACAATATATACATTTGCTCTCTGAGGCATACCGGATGCATACCTTAAGCAATCTCTATTATTGTACGTTGGAGAGCAGATATCTACTCTACCATCATTTAAAACTTTGGATCCAGTATCCATTACAGTTCTGTATCCAATTCCCTCAATGTATAACTTTGTATACTGAGGAAGTACATTAGAAGCAACTGTAAAGTTCGGATCCAACTTATTACCATGAGCATCTAAACCTCTAGCGTGATAATAAGTCAACTTAACGTTTGGCTTCCAAAGAGTCATCTTTGGTTGCGGAGCAGGTTCTACCTTTTCATCAGAAAGGTATTGTGTGCTCACATAATAAACACCACCATCTTTATGGATGGATGTCCATCCATTATCATGATGCTTAATAACCTGTAACTCTTCTCCTAATGGTGCAGTATATTTTACATCACCATCCGGAGCATATCGGACATTAAGTCCAGAGCAGTTTACCCACTTTGAAGTGGTAGAAAAATGTTCAGCTTCAACTACAGGATCTCCCTTAGGTTCTTCCTGTTCTACAATTTCCTCTTCTACTGTAGTTAATACTGTAGAAGGAGTTCCTCTGTAAACAATAGTACTTTCTGCTTCTGTTTCTTTCGGTGCTCTTGTACAAGCAAATACTACAACAACAGCAACCATAATTAATGATAATCTTCTCATCATCTTCATTTTAATTTCCTCCAAATGTGTTTTTGGTAACCTTTTATCCACATATATAATATCTATTTATATCATTATATTTTGGAACAATTATCGATGATTTTTTCCTTTCTAACTCCGAAGTCTTTTTCACCAGGATAACTGTTTCTGTGGATATATACTTCAATACCCAAAATATGGCGTAAGTATTCCACGATATTCATCATAGCGGCATCCGTTCCAATATTATCATTATCGGGATATAAATGGAGATTAAACTGAAATAGTTTAAACTCATACAAGATATGCTTTATCATAGCTAAATAAGAAGATCCGGTAATAGCGATAAAGATATCCTGTTCTGAATCTGGATTGAGGTTATACTTTATAGACAAGATGTCAAAAGGTCCCTCTGCAATATGAACATTAATTCTTCTAGAACTGTTCACATCATATCCAGTGAAAGGTAACATGTAAAACTTCTCACAATTTCCATTGTTATTGTGAAGGTTGTAGTTTACATATCGAAGATCAATTGATTGATGCAATTGACCTTCTGGAATCATTCTTCTGAGATTGACAAAGTTGTTATCATGACTGATAAATCCAACAAAGTGTTCGTTTAATTGTTTTAAAATATTAATATTCCTCGTATATTGAAGTCTATTAAAATCTATACAATCTCTAAGACTTAGACATATCTTAGAATACAAACATTGATCCATTGTAAGGTTTGTTCCTAAACGTTCATTTACAAAATCGACCTTCTTATATCCTAATTGAAGATCATCACAAACGTTATACAGTTGATATCGAATGATTTCTCCCTTTGTAGCGGTTTTACCATTACGATATGCTCTATTTCCCATAGCATCTAATTCTGATGCAACCATTGGGTCATAGATTCCCCAACTCATCATAGTCTTAGAATCCAATACTCCAGAAGAATTACATTTGAAACAGTGATAAAGTGGAACATCGTCATCTTCTTGTGGTACTTTGATATACATATGAGCTTTGCTCATATCAGAAGAGTCATCACAATATCTACACCTACAAACAAGCTCAGATCCTCCAGAGACTTCTTTGATATAAGGTATAAATTTTCGCATAGTATTTACGAATTCTTTTTTAACTAGTTTCATATAAGCTACCTCTCTTTATCTCTAGTTTCTCTGGTAGTAATTAATTATCCCCAAAAATACTAATTATGTTGGAATTCGATTTCCGCTTTCTATTGGAGATACATTCTGCAATATCTATACTTTCTTTCGGTTGAAGATTGTATACCGTTACAGTCATATTGTGAATCGGTTGACTTTTTTGTTCATTACAATTGATTGGTCTTCTTGCGTTCTTTAACATAGTTCCTCCTCTTTTAAAAAGAAAATCCCTATTACCGAATTGGTAATAGGGACTTCATTAACATAACAGAATGAATGAACAGACTTCTTCAATAAGAATTCCTACCGTAGATGATACGTCTAATTTACGACCGTCTACTTCTGGGTTTGTATCTACAATTGTGAAGTCTGAAGATAAGATAGTTGCAATGATACTGAAGATATTATCGATAACGGTATCATTTTTATATTTGTTCATGATCATTGGATAAGATGGAGAACTTTCTACCAGTAATCTCTCTTTCTTATTGATATTCTTTCTCTGTACCAGCTTATCCACTCTTGCAGAAATGATATGCGGCATAAGACACATATTGTTTGCTTGCAATTTCTTCTTTGCTGCAAGGATTAGTTCTACATATTCAATCCTGTTGATATTGTATATGGATTGTGTATCCTTAAAATATCTGTAGAATAACAGGAATACAAGTTGCTTCTGGAACTTATTGATTGTAGGAACACCATTCTCATCATACAACAGTCTGTTTGTATAGAAATCTACTTCTGCTTGATGGAATGGTCCATACTTCTGTTCAATATTTCTCATAACAACATCAGAGTTTATCTTATTTTGAAGATAAAGTGCCTCATTCTGTTTTATCAAAGCACTTTCAAACTTATCAAAATCAGATACACTATCGGCATCTCTCTTACTACTACTGGAAGAGATAAACTGGAATTCATACTGAATATCGGTTACCTTAAACTTTATACTCTCTCCAATGGATGCATAGTTGAACGAAATAATCTTCTTGTTGAAGGTATATTTCGGGATGATATTATTAATGATATTAATAATACTCTCCTGAGAATGTGTGATTGTGTTTTGACCACGGATTGCTTGATATCCCCAGAGAACAGGATTACCTTTCTCACTGGAAGTAGAACAAGAATACGCAGTTTCAAACATCTTTTCGAAGATATTATTGTTGGGATCGATATATAAGATCTCATCATAATACTCTAAAAGATACTCTTCAATATTACTGATCTTATGCATATAAGCATACTGCGTCAATAATGGAATAGATAACAACATCAGCAAAGAGATTCTATGTAATAACTTTGCATCGTCATTATTATATTGAAGCATTGGGTTCTTGATGGTCTTGTAATCAAGATCTTTGCAATAGTTGTCCTCAACCATTTGACTAATCTTGTTATACAAGTTACTATGAATGATGTATCTCTTCAAATCATTATAGAATGATTGAACCGGATACTGATGTGAATTGTATCTATCAATCTTAATCTTAAGATTGAATAGAATCATTAGATACTCCATGTCCTGATCGTAGAAATTACAGAAGTAATTGATATATCTGAACATATGGCTTCTAATCGTTACCGAGTTATAACCTTTCTTAACCGGTAATATGAATCTATTAAAATCTCTACTATTATCAATAGCGATATTAGCAGAGAGACCGATTGGTACCAAAGGAGCAATGAAGCTTCCTGGTACACAGTTTACTATTATTTCGTCACTTGTTTCGGGTTCCCATTCATCAACGGGAACAAATGGTTTCTTTTTCTGCCTATTATTATCCAAAAATACTATCGCATTTAGTTTCCCCTCTAAATCTCTCAACAACATGATGTTTCTCCTTTTTGAATTCATACACAACAAATGCTTTACCACAGTTATAATATCTTTTCATATGGTAATTTTACTTCGTCCTCTTCTTGTTTCCTGGAGTAAAGTTTACAGATTTGAAAACAGAATTGTTTATGTTGGCAAATCCCTTTCCTTCTGGAACCACAAACATATTTCTCAATTTATCAATAGGACTAGACTTCTTTACAGATGTCTTCATCCTAGCTTCCGAAGCTTTCTTCTCTGGAGATTTTCCAGCTTCTTGTCTGGAACGAATCTTGGAGATAGTTTCTTCTACAGTTCCTCTCCAAACAGCCCTATCATATCTGATAGCTCTTGCCCAAGATGCTTTATTAAACAGCTTAAGATCTTTAAGATCGAAGTACATGAAGCATAAGCTCTTTACATAACCGATATCATCTCTAGGGTTCTTTTCTACAGCCTTCTCTTTGATAAAGATAGGACTGGTCTTATTGATAAGATCCACAAAGAATAGCTTGTTTACATAAAAAGCATGTTCGTAAGTATATACAAAAGAGGGATCATTGGAAAAGAACTGGACACTATAACCAGATAAGTCGGTATGTTGTCTAACATTTCCATTTTCCCTCGGAGGGAAGAATCTCACAATTACGTCATAATAGAACTTTGCAACAGTTTCAGAGGGAATCTTAAAATGTGCAATATACTCTTCATCATTCTTTGATTTGTAAAGATAATGAACCGGAGGTTTTTGTTCTCTTAGACGTAATTTCGCCCATCTATCGTTGAAATCTTGTAATTGAACTTTTCTAGAACCAAAAGCTGCCGAACCTTTACCAGCAGGGTTCTTTATATACTCTTCATATGTCATAATGAGTCCTCATAATGGGGTTCGAGAGAAAAGCCATTGTAGACTTTTCTCTTCGAATCATATTTTATCGCTCGTAGTACTGTGTTAAACTTGGAGCCTGAAGCAATGCCTGGTTAGAGGTAAACATGATTGTGATGATCTTGGAGATCGTATTCAAAATCATAGGCTCAGACTCAATGGATGTAAGAATAAGATCAGATGGTTCACCAGAAATGATATCAACCGGCTTTTTATGCTCTTTAATAATGTCGTTTACAATCTCTTCAGCGGTCTCTTCATCAAACTTTGTTCTGTAAAGAGATTTCACAGCATTGAAGTAAGCTCCCTTAAGAATATCAAGAATGGTATCTTCTACAGAATCTCGTGGACCAAATGAATCAACAGGCATCTCGTCTTTCTTATCGAATAAGCTGATGAGACCGAGAATGTTTGCACCATAACCAACGCCATTGGTTGCAGCAGAACGACAGTTCAATACAGCATCTTCTACTAAGTCTCTTACAGCATCTCTATCAGAAATACTAATACCACCAACAAAGAATTCAACCATGTTAGCTTTAACCGCATTCAACTGACGCTTTAAGGATCCGATAGCTCCCGCATTTGCTCCGGTATTTCTTGCATTCTTTAACTCTGCTTCCAAGAATGTAATGATGTTGTTATAAATGGAAGAGTTGATTGGATTTCCATCTTCATTAAGAAGAATATTTCCATCCTTATCAGTCTCATACATCTTAGAAGGGTTAACGAACTTAGTAACTCCGGATGTAGCTTCTACTTCTCCACAGTATCCACAGAAGTCAATAATGTTCTCGATAGTTGGAGCTAAACCGGCCTTAACATCAGACTCATACTTAGCATTATCAATATACTTTCTGATTGGACTTGCTCCACATAATGTAGCAATATGTTCAGCATAATTCTCCGGTAAACCGAAGTAATTGGTAACGATAAGAATCTGAGGCTTCTGAGAATATGCAGATTCTGGATACTGGTGCATAAACTGAGTAAGTCTTCTCAGATAAGATAAAGAATCTCTTCCAATCTTAGGAACCATAATAACTGTCGGCTTCCACATAGCTCCCTTAGTAGCCGGTCCAATGATATTGGTCTCGATAATCTTCTGGAAGAACTGATCCATCTCATTAGTATCTAATGGATCCTGGAAGTAGTATACTCTTACCCGGTTATCTGCAGTAGAACGAATTCTTGCACTCTGTCTCTCCAGGTCGTTAATCATACAAGGATCGGAATATCCAGTCTCAAGAGTTACACCATCATAAGCTTTGATGTTGGAAGTTCCATCTGTAGTAGCAGATACATCAATGAATACATCCATACCATACTCTTCATAGATAGCACAGATATTGCCAGCAATCTCTTTATTTCCGTTAGTGGAAATATAAGCGATATCATAGATATCATTAATAGTACACTCTCTTCCACTCTTACGGATATCCTCAGATAATTCCTTTACCAGCTTATCGAAAGTTCTTGATACTTCATATGGGTTGGTCGGAAGTTTTCCGTTCTTATCAGCATCAAGTAATCCGTCAAAGATGTAAGAAGACATTACCACTACAGTAGAAGTTCCATCACCTACAGTCTTCTCGATATGTCTTGTAGCATTCTCAACCTCGGACTTAACAGACATCTCGATAGGGTTCTGGTACTTAATATGCTTGATAATCTTATTACCATCCTTAGAGTACTCTGTAACCAAGTCTTGGTCGTTATTTCCTCTAAGAATCAATGTATTTGAACCGGCTGGTCCCATAGAGTTAGAGATAGCGTCTTTTAAATCTCTAAGAACATCAGCCTGCACCTCTTTTAATGTGTCTCTTGGAATGATATTGTTTAATGCACTCGCTTTTGATAGCGATTTTACAGTATTAAGTTCCATCGTAATTTTCTCCCTTGTCTTTTAAGTTTCCTAGGTTTGTTATAAAGATTTTGTTACTGTCCAATACATAGAAGAATTCCGATTCTTCATTCGTCTTATCTGCAATTCTCTCCAGATTGTATCGAAGACTTTGTACATATATCGCTTTCCCAGCAATCTCTATAAGATCATGGCCTTTAAAGAACTCAAAATCTTTGACGTAATAAGAGCTGAAAGAAGCCAATACTTCTTTCGTACAATCCTTAATGTCTAATATAGTATAATTGTTGGAATCTTGAAATAATGTAGCAATACATTTTCTTTCCGCATCATTATGAGTAAGAATGGTTATACCGATATCCTTTGTATTGTACTTTGTGGCAATATTGATAAAGTCTGTTATACCAGACTTTATAAAGCTATTCTCCACAATGTATGGATAATACTTATCGAGCATATCTTGATACAGTTTGTCTATATCAACATTTGTATTATCATTCATAATGATAGATAACGGATTTCTACTCTTTCTCTCAAATGAAGCAAATAGTAGTATCTTAGGGTCTACGTTCAATACATCTAAATCGAAAATAGAAGGGATTGCATACTTCTCTTTTACGAGAGTATACAATCCCATGTCAGTATAAGTTATGAAGTCAAAATCAACTAGTATGGCAACTTTCTTACCAACCATAATGATTATCCTTAGTTGAAGCCCAACTCATCGTCTAAATCATCAACGTTAATGAATCCTTCTGGAGTTCCACCTTTTCCTTTAGACTCTCCAGAACCAGCACCGTCAAAGAAGGAGTTTCCACTTCCTCCTCGACCCTTACCAACCTGAGCTCCTACAGCATTTGCAATAGCTAATAATGTATTGGAAGTTCTTCCGGAGTCGTATCTTCCGATATCGTGAACAGCATATGCATAAGCACCGCCCATAGCATTAGCAAAGTCAACAGTTGCGTGGTAAAGTTGCTCAAGTTCTACACCGTTATCATAAACCTTATCGAAATTAAGCTTCTTAAGATCCTTGATATTCAGAGTATAGAAAGTATCTTTTGCAAACTTATACTCCTGGTAGTTCTCATAAGAGCCATCATTGTTTACTTTTCCTAAACCGATGAATGGTACTCCGGCTTTTCTACCAATTGCAATAAGTCCTCTTACATCACCAACACCAGTATCAATACCGAATACAGAATCATCCTTAGAATTCATAACGTTACTGATACATGTAGCAAATAATCTTGCCTTAATAGGTGATACATAAACTGCAATGATTTCATCTCTTTGAGCATTGTATCCATTCTGGCTCTGAATGAACTTATCTAATGACAATTTCATCATTCCATTCCAGTAGTTCAGAGATAAAGTTAACTTTTCGTCCGGGTTATAAACCTTAAATCTTGAATAATAAGTTGGTGTAACTCTTCCGTTACCATTTTGATTGTTGTTTCCTCCAAATGCCATTGTAATTTCCTCCTAATTGAACATTATAAACATTAATAGTTTATGTAAAAGTTCCAGAACATGTAAAAATGTACCTTTAAAATTCGACAGGAGATTGGTGAAGAGGTGGACGAGACCTCTTCACCAAAAGCATGTTTGTTTGTGTGTTGTATGAATTTCATTCTTAGGAGTAAAAATTCACAATGGGCAAATGACAATTCAGAACCAGGCAAGTCTAAACTATCATTACCATAATGTTACCATTTGGTAAAATTAAAATTCTGGTTGAGTTAATCTGGATGTATCTTTAGATAGAACCTTTGTCAAACTATACATTGCTTGGATTGCTTCATTAGAAGATTTTCTAATATTCTCACAACCAGCATTGATAAAGTTTGCTTTAGAGTTTACGAAAGTTGCCAACTCATCATTCGTTTCTTTAAAGAATGATCCCTTAACCATACCGGTATCTCCATCATAGTCTGCTCCCATACCGCTAAGATATAAGTTACATACTTGCATAGTATCGATAAACTTATTTGATGTAGATTTAAGAATATCTTCAGATCTAATCTTTGGATAGAATCTGTAGAATTCTCCACCAACATAAAGAGGTTCGGTTTCATTTGTAGAAGAAATCTCGATTCCAGTATAGATAGTATTGAAATAGCTGTCGTAAGGATATCGTGTAAAAGAGATCTTCTTTCCATCAGTAGCTTTCTTAGCAGCTTGGAAAATAACGTCAACCCAAGTAAGAGGTCTGGATAAGAAAGGTTCTATATTAGAAGGATCGTCTGCCAATTTTGCAGGATCTTGTCTAGATCCTCTAAAGTACATAAGATATACTTTCTCATCTTGGTTATCTTCTTTTGCTACAGGAACAGGAATCGGTCTAAATCTGTTATCGTATCCCTTTGTAAATCTCTTCAGTTCAGCTTTTAATACATCATCAGAGAAAGCTATCATGGGATCGTCTAAATGGACGTACTTAATATCTCCAGAAGATGTAATAATCTCATACTTTTGTGTATTGAGAAATTCGTTCTCAAAGAACTTTCTCATATGGAATAACACGAATGGGAAGAAGTCTGCAACTGCCGCAGATAATGGGATAGCAGATTTATCAAGGGATACCATCAATTCACTAACAGAATCCACTTTGAGTTCTGGTGCAGTAAGTACCAATCTAGAAGAGTAGTCGGATGTGTAAGACATATTTGCTCTTCTGATAAGACCAAACTTACCAGACATACCGGTTCCAGGATCTTGTAATTGATCATTGTTGTTTCCACAAAACCAATCGTAGATAGCTTTTAAAGAATCTTGTATTCTTGCACAAGTAGTATCTGCCATGGACAGACCATAATTGTTATTCTCTCGTAATGCTCTTGTAGCAACCAAGAGATTTACATATAACGTATTAATCTGTCCAACTCCAGTATGTTTTCCTGAAGTATTTACATCACGATAGTATGCTGGAATGACAGGATACTTGTTGATGAATAATCTCTTCTTTTCAAAGTTATGAGCAATGTACTTGATACGGATATCTCTAACCATTGAATCGGTTCTAGAGAATTTGATTTTTCCGAATACAGATTTTAACCAACGGATACCGGTATCTCCATCATCATCAGAAACTAAGTTTCCATCTTTATCTATAGCCCATTTACCAACACCCTTTACAACAGAAGCAAACTTCTTATTTAGGGCAAGTAAACACTTATAGCATGATGGATCAATGAACCATTCACCTAAATCGATATAAGCAAAGATTCCTGCTCTATCTTTTTGGGTAATTCCAAAGATATCGTTAGATAATAATCCATCCGGAGTAGGAGTACCATTCTTATAAAAGAATGTCGGATTTGTTACTTCTTGTATATCATTTGCTTTGATAAACGATTCTACATCTAATACCTCCAAAGATAATACAGCAGTCTTTGCTCTATCCTGGAATGTCTCCTCGTTCAAGTATGTATTCTTTTTGTTAAACTCATTAAAGTATTCTATGATATTAAAAGGATTAACATGTTCTAAGTAAGCCTTTTCGGATTCCATCATCGGAATTTCTGAGACGTCTTCATATATCGAATAAGAAAACTCTACATCTTCATCTATACGCATTTATACCTCCAATAAAGTAATTATTTGGAAGTTGAAATTACAAAAAATAAAACCCCATAGGGGGTTTTATTTCTTCTCGAAGTATGCACTGTTACATCTTTCGATTGTACGGAGTATACTCTCAGAACCATCATTCTCTCTCATAGCCATCATGAGCAAGAGATCGTTGGACTTTAAACTTTGGTTCAGACGAGCCAACTCTCTACTACGGCGAAGTCTCTCAACTTCAGCCATTATGTTAGAACGTCTTTCCCTCTCTTCTAAATTGCGTCTAACGCCTTCAGTAACATTCTTTTTCATTCTATTTACATTGAACTCAAACATTTTCATTTCCTCCTTATCTTATACAGCTTCCTGGTAACGTTTCTTGGTAGCACGGTAAATCTTGAATTGTTCTTCAAATTCATTCGCTACTACATTAGCTTCATCTAAAAGATCACGAATTCTATCGTAATCTTTGATTTCCTTGGACATTTCACATTGTGTTAAATATAAAATGTGAGTGTGCTTGTCATGAAGCTTTCTTGCTTTTACGTACTCTTTAACAACTTCCTTATTCATAACCTTTACCTTTTACCTTTCTTTATCCTATCGGATAAAAAGCAGTATCGGAAGTTCCGATACTGCTAACCTTATTATCACATATATCATACTTAATTGAAAAATGTACTTTTTAAATATTCTACCATAGATCATGATTAACTTTATTATTCATATCCTAATATATCCCATAAATCTTCAGCAAATTTGCCACCGTGTTCCACCCGATGTTCAATAACATCCTTTTTTGGATATACCGCATCGTTTACAATACGTTTAAATTCCTCATATCCTTCATACCCATTTTTGATCACAATAATATCATAATCGGTATAGCCGAGTTCTTTGAAGATTTCCATATACTTATCTTCATCAGGAAACTCCGGTCCAAATAACTCTCTTCTTAACACTTCGGATTTGTCTTTATCCTCAGATGCTCGGTTATAGAGCATTCTTAACCGTTCCGATTCCGATGTAGATTGAACAACGATAGGAATTGGTTTAAAAATAGTAACATCCTTCTCCGTTATATTCCGGTACATATAATGCTTCCACATATCTATGAATTGACCGATTGATGCTGCAACAATATATCTGGTGTTGATCACATCATACATCTCATCATCATATGCTAATATATATCTCCATACTTCTCCACCGATAACATTGTAAGAGATATCGGATACCACAGTTGATCCTTTCAAGTGTTTATAAATTATACTATCTGTAGAAACGTACGGTTCAAATAGTGATCTTTTCATAAATACATAATCTGTATCAAAGTCGTTTCTCTGCGGTCTTGTTGTATACATCTTCAACTTTTTAAAGCAGTTATATGTAGAATCTTTTTCATCAGTACGCTTAAAAAAAGTTTCTAGTATTTTTACCACAGTAGACTTTCCGGAACCAGATTTTCCTAACACTGTATAGATAGGAATGATCTTGTTATTATTGTTTTTCATGACTTTTTCTCCTTTTAATATGCCCAAAGTTCATTACTCTAGAGTGGAAGTTATTGTAAAAAATAAAAAATAAAGACCGGCATTAAGCCAGTCTTTCTGACCAGAGGATACCGATATTCATATCGGACGCATCCTCATAGTCCAGACTATATGTGTCCATACGGTCATAGGTATCCCCTGAAAGGGAATTGCAGAATTCGTCCACCCAACGGGAAGACTCGTCAACAGTTGCACAGATATCATTTAAGAATCTCATGATATACCTCCTTAAAAGTATAAATATATGGAACACACCAACTTTATTATCACATATATCATACCTAATCGAGATTTTTAAAAAATTAAAAAATAAAAGTCGATGGAGAAGACTCCATCGACCATTTATTAACACCAGTAATTATCAGAATGTACTTTATGATATGCACAAGAGAGTTTGATCAAAATATCAGAATTCTCTTCTCTTACACATCTTGTTGCCATTTCTTTTTCTTCCTCAGACATATCACTTGTATCGATTTCATCAATATAAGCAACGTTCTGATTGAATCGCTTTGTCAATACATCGATACGTTCTTTCAAGAGAACAACGATATCTCTATTTTTACCATCACCAATACACTTCATTTAAAATCCTCCAAATATACCAAAAATAGAATCATTAAATTTCAATTCTATATATCAATAATATCATAGATATTATTTCTAATTGAAAATTTTTACTTTTTATGTACCGATGTCAAATAGAGTATCTCTTGTAATGACCTTGTTCTGCTCAGGTCTATCTACATTTACCAGCATAAGATGAGTATAAACTCTAATCATCGTCCAGAAGTATTTGTCTGAACGATTCTTGATAGAAGCAATATGATATAAAGCCTCCATAATCTTGTAGTATGTCTGAGAAATCTCGATGAAAGCCGTTCTTGTTGCACCGATATTTTCTGAGTCGAAGTTTGTAATGTAAGATACACAGATGTCGGCAAATCTTCCAATCTCATCTTTAATCATTTCATTAACATTTTTCCCATCAGCAATCTCGATATTAACGGTGCTAATAAGACCTCTTGATACAATAATACCAACTCCAACAGACTTATCACCATCGTCATATTTATCATGAACTTTTTGGATACAATCTCTGAAGAAGGAAATCATTAGTTCATCAATCAAGTTGATCTTGTAAAGATCAACATTGATAGATGGTTCGATAGACTGTTCAGCCATGAATTTAGATTCCTTGTTTACTTCGTCAAGATGCTCAATAATAGCATTAGTTCCACTAAACAATGGCTGACATCTTAGCCTATCATAAATGGATGCTTTCTTAAAGCTATTGAAACTAATATATCTCACCAGTAATTCTTTAACGTAATTCATACACACCCTCCAAAATTATTTCACACCAGCTCTCATAGCAAGCTCCTCTTTTGTGTAAGAGCTTCTTCCCAAACGAGCTAAAGTATTTACATTAATCAATGTATCTCTCTGCATAGATACAGCAGAGTTAAAATATCCATCATTCCTAGAAATGTACATAGAGTTTCTAGGATTGAACTTTGACCATGCATACTTAATAAATGCCTTATTAACCGGTAATAAGATATTAAGAACGTCGCCATCAAAGTCTGCAGCAAGTAATGGTAATGGTTGTAATGGAACTCCCATAGTATAAGTATCTGTGAAAGCCACACAATACATAGCCAAAATACCACCATGAGAAATGGTAGGATTTCGATTGATGATAATAGGAATACCTCTCATCCCTTCACTCTTATATTGGTCTATAATAGATTGGATGATTCCTTTTATTCTATCGTTTGGCTGTCTCGAATCGATAGCCATTCTCCATTCTCTATGAGCATCTGCTGGTTGCATATTATACAATCTAGACAGAATGTTCTTAATACGCTGCTCTAGCAAAATACATAATCCAACCACCGGAAGTGTTACCTCATCAATCCGTAGGTCAGAATTCTGAACAATAACGTTTCTTGATGAGAAAGTATATCTTCCACCAAGTAAGCAACGGAAATCTCCCTTCTTACCGGAAAGGATTTTCTCAAGCTCCTCATACAATAACATGAATGTCGATTGTAATTTGAACAAATGTTTGTTCTTAATATTTACAGAACGATTCATTCGTGTATTGTTCTTATTGATAGCGGTGATAGAAGTGGCGATTTCGTTATAATACTTATTCGTCTCTTCATATGTCATCTTTCCACCATCGATATTTACCGGTCTTAATAGTGTTGTAAAGAACGGAACCGAATGTGTAAAGATGATATCTCTATGAGCATAGATATCATCATAATACTTTCCCTTAGAAGATCTGGAAGTGGTGTAATAATACTTCATGATTTCATCAAATCTTTCTACAAATTCAATCATACCAATTCCAAAGAATGGTTCTTCCTTAATCTGCTTCGGAGTTTTAAGAGCTTTTGCTTTCTCTTGTATATCTCCACTATTAAGCATATTTTCAAGCTTGGTTCTCTTGGTATTCTTCACCATTGCACCTCTACCGAAGAAACTATCAAGCTTCTTATAGAATGCTGGATGGATATATTGGTGCTGCTCTAAAACGCCCCAACCAAAGTAACTGAAGTTGTCGTCCACAAACTTACATACAGTGTTACAATGTGGGCATTTGATACCAGCATGAATACGTCCTTTTAACTTACCACATTCACACTTGTATCTATCCATGTATGGATTTACATCCTTCAAAGTTTGTCCAAACCTTGGAGAATAAATTCCATCATAATCGATAAGATCTTTCTTAATATTCTTAGACGGTCCGATGACAAAACCATTTCCAGAAGCAATGTCCATCTCACGTTCTTTATCAAAATCGATATAGTCGATATATGTCTCATACTCATAATCATCACTATGAGGATAAGACTTAGTTTCAAGTATCTCCGGATCTTCAACATTGATTGCATACCCGTCTGATAGTTTGCCTGTGTACATATGCCCTCCTAATGAACAATCTTACCAGTAACATCTTTCTCATCTTCCGGAAGTAAGTGAACAACGGTTACACCATCTTTAACTTCCAGAACGTCTAAACCTTTTTCTAACTCCTTCTTGTCTTTTTCCACACTTTCTATAGCTTTATGAAGACGATCTTCATTCTTTTTAGGGAATGAGATACATTCTCCGACTATAGATTTACTTTTCTTCTTGTTAAATAACATACCTTTACCTCCTTATACCAACGGTTAACATATAGTCATGTATATAATACATTTCTATTTCAAAAAATATAAGCCGTCTAGGGTGACGGCTTACGAACTATAGGAAATGGAGCATCCTTATAAATTTCATTATAAAGCTTCAACTCTATAAGAGAGTAGATATCTTTATAATAGTCTCTTAATTCCTGATACTTCTCTTTCCCGTATTTGTTTTCATAATACTTATGAGGAAGATATCTCGGAATATAATAGAGAGTCTGAAATGTTCCGCAGAACATGTCCACAAACTGCTTATCCAATTCTTTGTCGGCAAACATTCTGAAGAATTGTTCTTCATTCTGTTCAAGGAATTCATCACATAGAACATCTTCATGACGACCATCCTTAAGCATATGAAATACTTTAAGAACAACCTGTACCGGTTCAGTATTTTCATTAGCAATCTTATGTTTGTTTTCAAATATAACGTCCATATACACACCTCCAAAAGATATAACACTGTTGTCATATATATAATATCTATTTTAAAAATACAAAAATTGGGGTGGTATTATCTGTCGATAATACCACACTTCTTAATCCCAATATTCATTACGCATTTCAAACTGTCTCCAGTTCTTGCGTAGATTTCTTCTTTAGATACAAGATAATACTTACCGCAATACTTAGGATCGTCTTCATAATTTGCTAATAGGTATTGTTTATTTGGAGTAATTATCTTTGAATCTATATCTGCTTTCTGGATATAGATAGCTCCAGAAGATTTCTCTATCATAGAAGAAATAGATAAAGCAGCTTTCTTATCATCGGTCTTTACAACCAATTCAGATTCATCATCATATTCTACATTTGTTAATTCGGATGTATCTATCTTTACAGTTTCTGTTTCTCCTTCAGAGTTTACTGTAGTGATATTGCTAGAAAGTCTAGAGTTCACTTTATCTGAAGTGATCACAACATCAGCACCATCCACATAGATGATATAAGACTTCTGAGCATCGTCTATAATCATTCCAGGCATCTTTATCTTTGTAGAAGTAAAGTCTCTAATATCGAAAGCTACATATTGATATGCTCCATCTTTCATATCGATATAATTTCCTTCATTAGAGATTAGATAAGTTCTATCAAAATCCATAAAGTATGTATATGGACCGTTGTAGAAGTTATACTGAGAGTTGATATATGCGATAAATTGTCCGATTGTTGTAATCGGTGGAATATTTATATTTGCAATATCAACATTGTTTGTGAAAGGTTCGATAACCGGATTCGGTATATCATTCATTGCCATCTTCACAAGAGATATAGTATTTGTATCTTTGTAGATTCCTTCAAAGGACTTTCTGTTCTGTGTAATGAGAGAATTCTTCAACAATCCTATTGTACAAACCTTATAAGATCCACCATACTCTTCTCCAGCATAATCCAATTTCTTATAGCTATTTGGATTCTCTGTCATATAGTAATCGAACTCATCAAATATACAATCCTTTGGAAGATAAGATGTTCCATTACTATTGAATCTAAAAATCTTTAGATATATCTTTGCTTTCTGTTGTAATGGAACCATCTTATTGTATAAGCTAGGTGGTAATCCTAAACGAATATAGATGATAGGTATTGCTCGATTCTTATAATCAGACTGAACGATGATGTATCGAACAAATTCTTTCATAATCTCAGTGTATTCTCCATTATAGTTCAAGGATAATTCACACTCATATTTATAAGAAGCTTGATAAGACATTCGTATCTCCAATCTATTTTATTAATAATTAGTATAAACTATCCAGCATAATAGGGTTCTTCTCATCATAGAACGTTAGCACTAACTCTTTTAAAGACTTTACATCATCTAAATCTTTTAAGATTAGATTTCCATGATACTCTAACGGAAGGATGTACTTATATTGGAAGAATGGGTTTATAATAGACCACCGATTCTCCAACAACGTCGTATTGAATCTTGTAGCTCCACCATCAAGGTTTCTGATAGCATTGTTTACCGTAGATTGCATATATAAAGTCTTCTCTTTCAACAATCTTCTATCAATACAATCTCTAATCAACTTCAAAGCCATATCGGTATTGAATACTTTATACATAGACCTATCCGGAACTCTTGTCATTGCAAGAATATTGGTAAAGAATTCCTCATTTACACCAAGAGTGTTTGTTACTGTAGATTGCATATACTTCTCAAAACACTTTTGCCATAAATTGTTATGGTTTACAATGAAAGACTTATCTTCTCCATTATGTTTTAAAGGTCTTAATACTTTCAATCTTTTATACTTCGGAATCAATTGTAATGGGATTACATCTTTAGAGATTATCATATTCTCCATAGCAGGATTGTTCTTTAAGTTTAGCTCTTCTATAATTTTCACAATCATAGAAGATACCTCTCCTCTACCAATATCAAAGAAATATACTCCCGGAATGTAATCCACAATGGTATTTACCAACTTCAAAGCTTTTGCTATAGACCCAGTAAGTTCTTTCTTTGTTACCGTATCTTGGATATACTTCTGATTGTATTCGGGAAAGATATCTTGTGTAGATCTTGGAAAGTTATCTCCAAAGATGAGAAAGAATTGTGTTCTTACTCCGATAAATGAAAAGAACTTTCTATAGTGTCCACACATATTGATTATTGAAGAAGATATCAAACAATCTACAGAATCTGTTGCAATAACTCCATCTCTATAGATAGATTTGAGAACAGAATTCAAGTCTATAAATATATTAAGAAACGATGCATTAGAATCGTTAAAGTTTGCTTTCACCAAATCTGATAATACGTTATATTTCACAAAGTTAGAAGATATGAGTTGCTCTATATGATAATACGTTTCAGTCTTATTGTTACTATTCATACCATTATTCACCTTTCTAGACAAAATATTACTAGATGGTTACAAATACAGTAAATGACAAAAAATAAAGGGTATACCAAAAAGGTATACCCCCTATCAATTATGCTGCAACTACTTTTACCAGTTCGATATATCTTACTTTATTCTGATCATCCACTCTGGTATATACTCTTCCAATACTATACTCTGGAACTTTTACATTTTCCATTTCAGTGTTTACAAAGTTGGAAGAAGCTTCGTCATAAACTGTATGCTTAATACTATAAGCATCAGTTTGTACATCTTTGAATTTTAGAACCTTTTCCAATAAATCCGGAATATCTTCTTCAAGATAAATGTAGATATGATACTCTACTTTATTTTCCTCTCCAAGCTCTACGACAGATTCTACAGCAGAACACTTTTCAAGTCCAAGTGTATTCCCATTCTTAAATGTAATATCAACATTAAAACTATTGCTATTGGTCATAGACATCCTTTCCACTATATAATGTTTCTAATATCGAATAACTCATCCTTTACAGATTGATCATCGGTATTCAGAAACTCGATAGCTTCTCTAAAATCTCCTCTCTTAGATAGGGTAGCAAGACACTTAGAAGTGTCACCATATCCTTCCTCTAATAGAATGTTGACCAGTTCGGATGGTCCTTCTGGAGTTGCAAAAGAAATACCCTTTTGCATAATCTCATTACCAGATTCATCAACTCGATATTTTCTAAGATCAAGTTTAATCTTATCCTCTGGAACTTCATCTTCATCAGAATACTTCCAAGCGATTTTTCTAAGAGCCATGAATGTTGTTCCTGTCTCTTCTACAATTCTATCTAAACCTCTAATAGAGAATTTAAACTCTTCATCCTTCTTGAATGCCATAATGTTTCTCCTTTATACAAAAAACAAAAATAACCTCCGGCGAAAATTTTCCAGAGGGTTAGCTTCCTGTTTTTATTATTCTGCTACGACCATCTGAGGCATTCCGTACTCGGAAGGTACAGGAATTCCCATGATCTTGGAAGCCATGGAAAGACCACCATGGTGAATTCTGATAACATTCAATGCCCAGATATCGGAATTCTGATTTCCGAAGATGCTGGAACCGCCAATCTGATATGTAGGCTGAAGTGTGTAGTATAATGGAGTTCCATCACTACCCTTCTCACCGAAAATCTTACCAACAATCTTGTTGATGTCTACACGGAATACGCATACGAAAGAATTGTTTCCGCTAACGGTAACATTCATACACTCATTCCATCTTACAGAACCATCAGAGTTCTTTGCCTGAGGAATAATGAACTCAGATAAAGCAGACTTACCATCTTCTGTAATGGTCATACGGTTTCTCAGATTACGATCAGACAGAAGAGAGATTCTCTCCAGCTTGCTGACGATCTCATCACTGTTTGTCTTTGCAGCTACGGAAGTTGGCTGGAATGCGAAGATTAAATCCTTATTGGAATATTCTGCATCTGTAAGAATCTTGAAATAGAGTCTAGTCTCTAATACAAGACCCTGTCCGTTTACTGGGGTAGCAGTGATATGGCAACCCTTGTAATCTCCGGTAAATGTTGGTCTCAGAATCTGATTAACCAACTTAGAAAGCAGTTCTGTTGTAGTAACAGAAATGTCTGCAACTGGCTCAAAATCCGCCGGCTGTGTAACTTCAATCTTTAATCCTTGCTTCTTTGTTTCGGTTGTGTCTTTTGTACTCATGAGTACCTCCTTTTTTGTGCATATGCAATTTGAACAAATTGATTAACCTAGGAATTAATCAATAAGAAGTTATAGAACTGGTTAAGTTCTATTCAATTATATAATATGTAACCAAATCAAAAATTACTCTTCGGAATTTACCATACTTTTTGTAATATTTCTGATATGCTGGTAGATTTCTTCCGTATGATCTTCAACCTTCTTAAGTTCAGATTTGAGAAGTTCTTCTTTACACTTTGTATATGCTACAATGTAAAGAATATCATTAGCATCATACACTAAGAAGTATGGCATCTTGATACTGTCAAGTTCAACTTCATAACTGAACTTTGCTACCAAAGATCTATCAATAACCTTGATAGAATACAGAAGAGATAAAACCATTCTCGCATCTTCTTCTAATGTAGTTCTATCTCCAAACTCCATATCAATATAAGAAATACCAAGATTTAATCTTGCGTCATAAAGAACTCCGAATTTCTTCATAAACTCTTTTAAGTTTGGACAGATTCCCTTATCATCGTCTTTATCAACGATATGGACAGTCAAATCAGAAAAGATACTCTGAGTGGTTTCATTATCCAGAATGGTTACAACATCATCAAGATTATCAGTCTTGTACATACAAGCTTTCTTTGAATTGATGATAGACTCGCTGTATAACAAATCAGAGATTAATCCATCTACAGCTTCTAAGTCTTCCTTAGAATATGAGAATCCGCATTTTCCTTGAGCATTCTCATCATAAGGATTATCCAATAACTGTCTTGCTAACAGCTTTGGTTCCAAGAACTCAAAAGTTCCATCACTGTTCGGAGTGAACATCATAATCATGACATCTCGAACAACCTTACCCTTATCATCGGTAAACATGTTTACATTTGTCAATGTAAGGATTGCATCCGGCTGTAAGAAAGTATACTTAGAAAGATCTTCCTTAGATAACTGTCTTGGCTCAGAATCTTCCTTAATATGATAAGTCTTACTGTCTACATCTTTAACCATGAAGATTTCATCATCTGTAATCTCCATAACTCTGATCATTTCGAAATCGTCTTTCTCTTGATCGTAAATATAACCCATTCCACCAACGGTGTTATATGGTTCAATGCTCATAAAATTTCCTCCTATTCATTCAAACAACATACTATTCTCGTACCTATATGTTTTTCAAATGATATAAAGTTAATCCTAAGAGTCGTAAACTCTTAGGATTACTCGTATCTATATTAACGCTTACTACTAATTGTCAACCGCAACTTATCTTTATCCAAATCTACAGTAACCGTATGTTCAGTATCATACTTCTTGTAAACTCGTGTTTCTTGAATATTTTCAGCAAGACTTTTTAATTCCCCTGCGTTATTGCATGAAACATCGATGCTCGAGTCACACCCATTTTCGCTGTAAGATCTTTCTGTGCAAACTATATGAGACTGATCAGCGATAGTGTGTAAAAGGTCGTACGCAGCCATATCTGCGTCAAACGATTGTGTAGCTTCAGATTCAGATAAATTCAAACCACTAATAGTTTTGCTGATGTATTGAATTCTATCCATTATATTCTTCTCCAATTAACTTAGCGACTCTTCCATCAATGTAGCCATCCCTTTAGCCGCTTTATCATTATCGGACATCTTGGCTTCAGCTTCCTTCTCAGCCATCTTCTCCAACCAATATTGATAATATAACAACTGCAGTTCGTATAGTGGCAATTGATCCATTGCCACTATATCTGCTACATTTTTGAAATGTCTAGCCAGTACTATTTTTCGACTGGTGTAGTCGCTAAAGCTACCAATCGCTGCCGTGTAAAAACCAACTGTCTGGGAGAAACCTCCTCTTTCTCGATGGTAGTTCCACACTTGGAACACTTTGTCTCTGGGATGTAATACCGAACAGTAGATTCTGTATTCTTTGTCTCCATAGATCTTACCAGTGCAAGGATAAATGTAAAGTCTGCTTCATCAAACTCTTTAAGAATCTTTGCATAAGTAGCAATCTTAGACTTGAAAGTCTTACCATAATCTCCAGGATACTGCTTCCATGCGATTCTGGAAAGCTGTCCGGATTCCTCATCAATGTAATACAGATAATCGATATATTGCATGATGTAAAGCATAGTGCTGTACTTAGATGCAAAAGTATTATCGAGAGCGGTATACTCGTAAAGAATTGTGAAGATAGAAGGAGCTTTCAATCCGATAGCAAATCTATCATTGATAACACTTACAGAAGATTCATAAGTCTCAGAAGCTTCCTTTGTAAGTTCACTATTCCTAATCTCATTGAACTTCTTCTTTACTTCTTCACTCGGGAAGTCGATAATAGAATCGATATTCAAAGTGTCTGTCAGGAAAGAATGCTGACATCTTGTATTCGGACACTGACGAGGAATATAGTTTGCATTTTTCAGAGATGCTAAATAGATAGCTGCAAAGATAGACTCTACGTCACCGTATGGGATAGTCTTAGCCCAAGATTCAACAGTAGCCGGCTTAAATGGGTTAGCATCATGATCATACAACACTCTAGCCTGTTCTCTGGTAAGAAGAATGTTTGGATTATTTTCGATTCTTGCATCATCAGCCTCAACAAGCATTGCAACATCCGGACCCTTTAAGGAAGATGCCATAAAGTTTCTGTTAGCATACATCATAGGATATACAGCAGTGCGAACTGTTGTATCTGTAGATGTCTTGATAGCTTTAAGAGCGTCTCTTACATTAACCACCTTATTGGAGATAGATAGTGTGGTAAGATCCATCTTACGAGAAGCATTTACAACCTTCTTGATGATCTCGGAACGAAGTTCTTTGAAAGCTTTCTTAGAAATAGCTTCAATCTGCTCATCAGTAAGTTCATCTTCAGATTCTACAGTAGGCTCACCATCAATATCGCTATCGATATCATCATCACTGATATCAAAGTCACTGCTTGTAACAGTAGAAGCTTTTCCGGTAGATGTATCAGAATCTGGAATATCAATCTTTGCAGATACTTTCATTCCCTTAGAAACATCAGCTACGCTTTCTTCCGCATTATTCTCTTCAACATATGCTTCAGCTTCTTTAAGACGCTTCTCCTTATCAGACTTTTCATCTTCTTCAAGAACGTCATCAAGGAAGTCATCATCATCGTCCTCAACGGGAAGTTCTTCTTCTGGTTCTGGAGCAGATACTGGAGTTGATACAACTCTTGGTTTGATAGTTAAATCTTCCAGAGAGAAGTCATCATCTTCATCATCTAAACCTAAAGCATCGGTAGCGTTAACCACTTCTTTAACTCTAGGAGCCGCTTCTTCTACTTTAACATCTGACTCAATATCAGCAAGCTCCAGCTCTCTTTCGATATCATCGTTCTCTTTCTCTTCTTTAGTCTCAACGACTTCTGGAGCATTAGGATCTTTTGTAACACTACCTGGAAGATCTTGAACTTGATACTTCAGTTCGGATACCGGTGCTTCTTCCAATCCCTCACGGATATACTCCCTATTTAGTTTGTCATCTCTGATAGCAGCTTCTGCAAAGTCTACATATTCATCAGTCTTTCTCTTAATAGCTTTCTCTAATGCAGACATAGCATCTTCTTTCATCTTTTCAACTCCACCCTTAGGACCAGCTTCTTCCTTCTTAGGAACCATAGCATCAAGATCCTCTACAGACATAACCTGTAGTTCATCGATGGATTTTCTAGCAGTAGGCTTTCTCCTAATAGGTTGGTTCAGTGGAATTGGTTGTTGCTCTTCCATACTTCCTTGATCCTGCATGTTTGTCAGGTCGATAACAGTAGTAGTTACAGACGGTGCTGCATTGTTTGTTAGATCGATAGAAACATTATCAACGTTCAACTGATCCATTGAAATAGTATCGTTACTCATAGCTCCTCCAAATGTGTTTTATTATTAATCCGAGAATTCAACAGGGGTTGAAGAATTCTCTGTATCATATGAATATGATTGACCATCAATTACGATAATAACCTTTAAGAATTTCCTATCACCAATCTTCAAAATGACAGATGCTGTAGATGCTATCTCCGGTGGGAGATATGCATTCATTTGATTCTCTATATCTTGTCTTATGATATTAATATCCTCAGATGATATGAATCTATACTTATGACCAAGCCCAACTCCCATCTTAGGATAAAGAGGATTTATACCAGGATCCATTAAAAGTAATTTTAACAGTATAGAGCCAACAGCAGTTGCATTTTGTAGAACAATAGGTCTTTTAAATTCATTAGTGGTTAAAAGATGGTCTACAATTCCATAATCTTTTTTCGACTTCTCTATTTCCATATAAAGACTCCTTTAAAGATTTTATATTATAGTATCTGGAGTTAAAATATATACCGTAGTGACGAATCACTACGGTATACGATGAATTAGTCTTTCTTCTTAAGTGTAGACTCTAAATACTCTATAGCATCATTGGTCTCTTTGATCTGTGTTGTAAGCATGTTTTCATAATCACGCTCTATTCCATAGATGTTTGTTCCAACAACTACCGGTATTACTGGGTTTACTTTGAAATTAATTTTAAAGTAATCTGATAAAGCCACCATTCCAGCAGTACCAAGAATCAATGTTGCCAGATTACCGAGTTTCAAGACAAGTTCTCCAATTCCTACTTTTGGATATTTTGCCAATCTGTAGAAAACACTAGTCGGTATAATATATTTGAATGAGAATTCGGTATGGTCCTTAAGAGAATCTCCCTTAAGAGGACCTTTACCCTTTTTATATTGCTTGAAATCGGCTAAACATTTTTCCATTCTTTCTACGCAAGTTTTCAAAGCAGCTATTCTTGCTTTTACTTCTTCATCAGACTCGGAATTATTCTTCGATACTCTGGCTAAAAATGCCTTATACCATTTTTTCTCTTTATCGATATCCGTAGAGTTTGACCAAGATCCTTCCTGAACAGCTTCAGTTTCATCATTTTTTTTTGATTGACACACATTGATACCGTTGGTTACAAGATGCTTAACAAATTCATTGTCAGAGCACTTATCGAATCCGGAAGTGATAACAACGTTAACGTTAGAATCCGTAACGGTAGTTTCATCATCAGAAACTTCTTCGCAGATACGCTGGATAGCTTCTACGGGAGAAAGCTTAGAATACTTACAGAAGTTGGCAAACTCTTCTATGGTAATATAACATTCATTCTTACTGGTCATTACAACCTTAATATCGGAAGCATCCTGCATCTGATCTTTTACAGCATCAGCAACGATATGATCAACATCTCCGATAGTTTGAGTAAACTCTTCTTCACCACTATTAGTGAATACTGTATCGAATACATCTCCACTTTCGTCAGCATCTTCTACCAATGATTTGAATACATTGGTATTGGACAACATATTTTCATTAAAAGCCACTTTATTCATTTATTTATCCTTTCAACAACAGATTTACTTATCCATCTTCTCCAGCTTATCCTCAAGATAATCGATTGCTTCACAAACTGCACTTACCTGGTTTTGTAAGAATCTGCTATAGTAAGTCATAGAAAATCCGATCTTTGCCATAGTAACTTTGATGTGGTGATTAAAAGCATTATCTACAAATCGACCCAACATTTCTAATGGCTTAAGTCCTTTGAGTGAGTGTAAGGTTGCTCCATCATTATATATAGCAATTAGATCTCCTAATGTACGAACAACAGATTGTGCAAATGGAGCTCTCTCATACTTAAGTAAGTTGTAAAGACCTTTAAGTGGAACAAGATCCTTAAGAGTGAACTCCACATAATCCTTAACGGTTCCAGGATTGGCATGACCACCCTTACGCAAATCAAAAGCCTCAATATTCTTTCGCATTTTTTTTTCACAAGCCTTCAGTACAGCAATCTTAGCTTTCACTTCTTCTTTTGTTGTAGATTTATCGTTCTTCGCATCTTTAACAAGATCGTTGTACCACTTCTCTACCTGCTCCGGACCCATAGAATCTGACCAAGAACCTTCCTGAACAAGCTCATCTGAGTCGTCTTCGCATTTGCATACATTGATTCCATTATCAATAACATGCTTAACAAATTCATTACTTGGAGAATCTTCAATACTACCGGTTACCATAACATTAAGATTCTCCGGTTCTGCATCTTCTTCTCCGGCTTCTTCACAAAGACGAATAGCAGCTTCCCTAACAGATAAACCACTAAACTTACAGAAATTTGCAAACTCTTCTACGGCAATATAACATTCATTCTGACCAGTTACATCATCCGGCTTTACAACCATCTTTACTTCTGCAGGATCAGCCATCTGATTTACGATAGTATCTTCAAGATCCTGATCAATGGTCTTTATGATTCGATCAAAGTCGATCTCTTCTCCAGACATTGCAAATACGGAATCAAAAGCATCTTCAGATTCCCGTGCAGCATTCTCTGTTTCTTCCACCTCGCTCTCTATGAGAGATCTAAAAATATTATCTCCGAAAAAATCAGATTCATTTACTTTCTTCATATTCTTCTTACCTTTCTTATTTTCTGTATTAGACTTTATATAGTCTAATAAGTTAACGTATATTCTTTTTGGTTTCTTATCGTTTTAGGTTTTTAACTTGTTCCTGCTGTTGAATTCATGTTCAAGAGCATGTGCAACTTTCACAAGTTGTTTAGAGTTAGATATCATGAAAGACTGAACAGTTTGTGATACAGAAACCGATAGCTTTGCTGCTAGTTTAAGACATTCTATACTAATATTTGCATCTTCTTGAGTAAACTTATCATCAATGGAAGCTGTAATAAAATCTTCTTGCTCTTTCATTTCTTGATCCAATTCTTTTTTGATACTTTCTAACTCGATAAAAGCTTTTCTACCGTCAGCAAACATCAAATCTAACATATCTTCCTTTTTTACCATAGACGATATTTTACTCTTATCGGTACTATAATAGCGTTTTACAATACCATCATAACCCTCAACGGTTTTCCTAATAGTACTAATGTACGCTTTTATTCCCGGGAAATCTTTCGGCATATCGTCGATAACACTGTTTATATATTTAAATAAAACTCTAGCATCTCCCCATTCTGTAACATTATCCTCAACGATTTTAGAAAAAGTTTTATCATCAACCTCATTGATAAACTTCTTATACCGATCATTAAGACGTCTAACCCGAAGACTGCTAATCTTACTTATTATATTTCTGATGGCATCGCCGATCTTTTCGAATATACTAGCAATAGCATTTAGCACATTCCTAACAATCGTCTTGATCTTTTCCAGAATCCCATTCTTTGCAGCATTATTATCTGCTTCATTGAATAGACTGAAATGACCGTCCACGATATTATTACGTTCCATCATCATATATTGAATCTTGACATCGGTAAATGATTCTTCGATGTAAGAATTCAATATATACGAAAACTCTCCAACAGAGTATTTTGATATATCTATCCGTTTAGTAGCCATATTCTCTCCTTACATTTATTAGCTTTATGCTTTATTAGAGTGTTTTCTCTAAACGATAGTCTTTCGACAATAGTTCATCAGTATATTCTTATAAAGATTCACATTATCAATATTTAGAACAGATTGTACAGATGTATTAGATAACTCTTTTGCAGTTATATCCATACTATTAAATCTATCATACTTTCTATTCAAAATATCAATATCGTCAGAAGTATAATCTTCAGGATTCTTGTAATTCTGAAGATCGGCAAGCATAACAATCAATCCAGAATTTTCTAAATCTTGAAGCTTCAAAAGAATATCGTTATCTATCTCTACAGGAACAATATAAGACTTCTGTATTTCTGTATTGTCCACTGGAAGTTCTTCGGAAGAAAACTCCTCATTCATAGCTACAGACAAATCACTTTCATCAAGAATAATATCTTTAGAATAAATATTACCTTTTACAGATCTATAGAATTTCTTATAGTCGTAATCAGAAATTCTGCATTCTGTAGAATCTATAACATTCCTCTTTACATCAAGAGTCATATCAATATCTTTTGGAGATACTTGATATGATACTTTGTTGATTCCTAATTGAATATTACACATACTAAGAGCAGTATATACAAACTGAGAACATATCATACTATACTTATCAAATTGCTGGTTAAGTTTTTTAAGTTGCTTATTGATGACTATTGATAAGATAGCTAAAGTATTGTAAGATGTTTCCATCTTATGTTCTATATAATCATTGAATACTTTCTTCAGTCTGTATATATATTTAAAGGGTATAGCAATAGCATACACTTTGATATTTAGATTCGGATAGTTTTTGATGTTATCTCTAACGAATCCAACACGATTCTTAGTAGTATCTTCTCTATCTTTTGCAAAAGAATAGATATTCTCCAATTTCTTATCTAACCCAATAGCACAATGAGAGAAGTCTGATTTTGTCCACATTCTAATCAATTTAGAAACGACAGAATCATTTGAGAAGAGAACTACATAAACAATTCCATATTTACCATTTACATCTTCTTTAAGAGAAAGAATGTTGTTCTCGTTTGGTAACATATTTGGCAATCCTGATTTCTGTATTACAGACTCTATATAAGAAGAATCTACATCTTCCAAAGGAATATCATATTGTTCATCTTCAGAATCATTTTCGAAATCAGTTTCCTTACTCATGAAATCATTGAAGTTTTTGAAAATGAAATCTGATTTCATTTCATGATATCTCTCCATATTTGTTTTACCAAATTTGTAAAGAGACATATCATCTGAAGCTAGTTGCATTCTATATTCCATAGAAAGGAACTTATGTTTCCAAGCTTCTAGTATATCAAGATTTCGTACATGTTCTGGTAAAATATTATACATGTCTTCCATTAGATAATACCCCCTCTATGTCGAATAGTTGTCTATCCAATAATTCCATTTCCGGAGTTGTTGGTTTTAGATAAGCATTGATTTCTTTTTCTACGTCTTCTATAATCTTTGGATCTATTCCGAACATGGATGTTTCTTTAATAATCTTTGCATTATAAATTTCATACATCTCGTTCACTTTGAAATATCTTTCATCATCCATATTATATTTTAAAACAGCCATAGCGGACATTAATTGACCGAAATCATTATCGGTCAATCTGATATAATTGTAAGAAGTATTCTTATAAACAGCTTCTTCTTTTGCAGTTTGTCTTTCTTGTTTCTGTTTCATAACTTCTGGATTGGTGTTTGGATTCTTTCCTCCATCTTTAACCTCGATAATTATGTTGTATGGAACATAATAAAAATCTGAGATGTAAAGATGCTCTCCTCCCTTGTATTGATACTTGAGAGAAGGTCCTGGAGCTTGTAGATCAACAGATTGTACATTCATGACAGTATCAAGAAACTCTAACAGATTCTTTTCATAAGATCCTACATACGATATTACACCGCCATCTTTGAAAGTATATTTTCCGGATATCTTTCTTCTTGATAGAGCTTTGTTTTGAATATCTTCTTTATAACGTTCATCGTTATTAGGATCTTCTGTTCCGTATTTATCTTTGTTTCTCTTACGAACCATTTCCTTATACTTCTCTTTACAGTATTCTCTACCACAGAGTCTGTCATATCTTCCTTTAGACTCATTCCAAGGAGTTGGTTCTTTGCAGATAATACAAGTACCATGATTCTCTTTCTTATTATTAACAACATTAAATACAATCTGCAATGCGGTCATTCCTTCTGGTATAAGATCGGCATGTTTAGATTGAATATGAGATACTAGTTTTGTTCTTATATTCTTATAATCACAATATGGACATTTATATTTTCTTTGATACTTCTGTTTTTCTTTTTCAGAAGCAAAGATTATTTTTATATTCTTCATCCAATATCCTTTCAATGTAATATATTATATACAAGTTTCAAAACTAATGGAGAACGGTATATATACCGTTCTCCAAAGAATAATGCGTAAATTACAATATAGAACTCCAGTCAACGGACTCCTTAACAGAAACACCTTCTTGATCGTAATTCTTATAAATATACTGAACAACTTTCATAAGTTCCTTAGAGTTATGGATCATTGCAGTAGAGTATCTCTTTGAACATTCTGTTGTAAACTTAAGAAGATCTTTAACCATATTCATATGTTCAATTTTAATTTTTCCAACGTCTTTATCCAGATCGTCAAATTCTTTTTCCGCATATTTAAACATTCTATCGACTTCCCTATAATATATACCAAAGTCTCCGAATGCACAATCTAATACCAAATTTCGATCAATCTTATGTTTATCTAATGTTGGTATTGGTTCTTGTAGAAAAGTAGATACTTTTCTATATGTAAACAAAGCATCGTCCAAATCATCAACAAAATGATTAGCGGCAAATTCTAACTCTTCAGCATATTTGTAAAAAGGATCTAGATCAAAGTATCTAGTCACGTTTTTATCAATGCTTTCTCTGAATACTTTATCATCAAGTTTTTTCATATATAGTATCAGATCCCTTTGTTTAATATGATATATACCATCATCACCCTTGACGCTGTATATATGTCCGGTATTTAATTTCCGATCTTTCTTTTGTTCTTTTTTCTCAGCAGGCTTAGTTTCCGACTTATTTTCTTCTTTCTTTTCCGCCGGTTTCTCGTCGGCTTTCTTCTCCTCTTTCTTTTCTACAGATTTATTTTCTTCCTTCTTTTCAGCAGGTTTATCTGTAGCTTTTGGTTCTTCTTTCTTATCTTCTTTTTTTCCAAAGAATTTCTGTTGTATCTTTGAGAAGAAATCTTTGATCTTTTGTATCATATCTTTAAAGAAGTCTCTAATCTTCTTAAAGATTCCGACGATTACATCCCATACAGTCTTAATGATCTGCTTAATCTTATCCCCGAGTTTCTGCTTACCAGCATCATTCTCTTCTGTGAAGTATCTTACACCAGATTCATTGAGAGATCTCTTATCGGCAAGAAGACACTTTATCTGAAGATCGTTTATAGATTCCTCTATAAACGAATTCAACATATATGTTGCCTCGGAGATTGATATTGTAGATAGATCGATTTTAGTATTATATTTTGATAATGTTTTAATACTCATAACTACTATTCTCCTCTAAATTTTTTATTAAAATCTGCAAGCTTTTTATCAATTTCCTTTTGATTTTTCTTTATTTCTCGGTCATTACCGGTAAAATGATCTACAAATTTAGCATTTTCTGGATCTTTTACATATTCTTTGTAATAATACTTTACAAGAGATGCAACCTCTTTTGAATTGTGAATTATCATCTGGGAATATGCACTAGATATGGTAGACAAATACTTAAGTGCAGTTTTAAGATCCGGAATATTAACATCAAAGTTATCGGTACTCTTTCTGAATGCGGATCTAACTTTAGAAAACATCTTGCTGGCTTCACTGTTCATCTTCTTAAATCCGCCGAACCCATTATCCAAAACATACTGTTTTGTAATCATGTTTTCAATATCATCAGAATCTGTAATAGCACAATAATCCTTGATATCTCCTATATCCTTTTTTGCAAAGGTACTATCTATCTTAGAAGTATTCTTATCAACAAGCTTCTCCAGCTCGGTAAGATTATACATCTTTTTTACCTGATAACGAACAACGTTTGCAAAATCGCTATTTGCAGCGTTTTCAATCTCCTTCTTAAGAAATACTGAAGCCTTTTTGATCATAATATTGGTACCGATTCTAGAAAAGAATTCTCCAATCTTATCAAAAATGCCAGCAATAGTGTTCCAGATATTAGCAGCAATCTGCTTAATCTTTTCTCCAAGCTTCTGTTTTCCAACTTCATTATCCTCAGTAAAGTATCTTACACCAGATTCGTTAAGAGATCTCTTGTCAGCAAGAAGACACTTAATCTGAAGATCATTGAAAGACTCTTCAATGTAAGAATCTATTATATATGAAGCTTCAGTTATAGAATATGCTGATAAAGATATAGGTTTATTATATCTAACAACTCCCATATTAAATCCTTTCTAAAAACACCCTAAAGGAGATTCTCCTTTAGGGTAGATGTTTTTGAATAATAAATTTAGAAAACGAAATCCCAAGATGCAGATTCTCCGGTAGCCTGAGTCTTATCCTTCTTTGCATCTTTTTCCTTCTTCTTAGCGTTAGCAACAAGCTCATTAACGACCGCAACTAACATCTTGGAGTTGTGGATGATCATCTTAGAGTATCCTGCAGAGTATGCATTGAGCAGCTTAAGAGTATCCTTAACAGTTCTGAAGTCAACTTCTTCGTTATTTTCATATCTGCTGACATCATGAGTAGCCTTATCAGTCTTATCCTTGATAGCCTTGAATGCCTTTTCTACTTTCTTAAAAGTAGCCTGAACACTCTTGTACTGATCACGGAATCCGCCAAATGCGGAATCATAAACATCGCCCTTTGTAATACTCTTAACAGCAATATCATCCTTAAGAGTAGCATCTTCCATATCCGAGGAGAACTTCTCATAGACTCCTTTTTCAATATCATTCTTTCCGGAACCAAGAGACATACGCTCAAGTGCTCTTCCATAAGAAAGTAGATCGTAATATACAGAAACCTTCTTCTTTACTGCGGCTGTAAAATCTTCGCTGCTTGCATTCTTGACGATTTCCTTATTCTTAGGATCTGCAGCCTTAACCTTAAAGTTTACAATAAGATTGCCGAAGAAATCCTTAATCTTGGTAAAGATTCCAACAATTCCCTTCCAAACAGCTTCGAAGATTCCCTTAATCTTCTCGCTAAGCTTCTTCTGACCAGCTTCATTCTCTTCTGTGAAATATCTTACACCGGACTCCTGAAGAGATTTGTTATCTACCATAAGACACTTAATCTGAAGATCATTGAAAGACTCTTCAATGTAAGCGTTTACGATATAAGAAGCCTCTACAACAGATACTCCGGAAAAGTCTGTTCCCATATTATGCTTTACAATAGCCATTATTCTTTCTCCTATTTATTTTCGATTTCCTCTTTATCGTTAGAGGATTGCTTTTTGTTCTCAAGAACCTCTTGATCTTGTTCGGATAATACGGTAAATCCTAAACCAAGATCTCCTTGCTCTGTAATCGCACCATACTTATTGTCCATGATTCACCTCGGAAGATTACTTAAAAATCTTGCTCCAGTCAACAGACTCGGAAGTTAACTCAACCGGCTCTTCATCGGTATCATCCTTCATGAATTCCTTGTCGAAAGCATCCTCATCATCCTCAACGGTCTCTTCTTCATCCTCTAATTCTTCAGCATCTTCTGTAACAGTATCATCATCTACTTCAGCATCATCCTTTGAGAATTCTTCCTCTTGCTCATATGCATCGGTTGCAACCGGCTCATCGAACTCAGCATCTTCTCTTAGAGTTGTGATGTCACGTCCCATCCAGTCTCTTAATTTCATTTAATTATCCTCCTATAGTTTGATAATTTGTTTTAAAAAATAATACCATCATCGGACTCATCGTCATCCTGATGTTTCTTATCATCATTCTCATTATCCGATGCGGCTTTTCTTGATTTAGTGTCTTTTAATGCAAAGAAGTTAGATATCTTGCGGAACCGCTCAACCCACTTCATCTGATTATCATACACTTTACTTCTATGTGAATCAGAATTTTCTTTATCTTCACGATATTTCAAATTCTCTGCATTGATGGCTAAGAAATCAGCCTGAACAGAGAACCATTCTGATACACTTGTTCTCATATAAAAGAAGTAGTAAACGATCGAACGTAAACCAAATATAACGTTACTAAACAATCCTCTTCCAGAAGATAGTAACGATATAATCTGTCCCAATACAAATGCTGTAGCTCCTACAGTAAGTATAACAGATTCCTTGGTAGCTTTCACATTGTTCTTGTTACATTCGTTAACAAGTTTGTCAAAAGAACCATTCTTACAAATATCATTAAAACCTTTAATGTATTTATATAAAACATGGTCTTTAGACTTAACATAAGCTGCCTTGTTAAAGGAAGCTTCGAACGTAGTGGACCGCCCATCTTTTACATACGCTATACAAGAAGTGATCAATAATGACACGGAAGATACACAAGAAAGAACAGTTGAGTTATAAATCATAACCGGAAATTCAATATTCATTCCAAATGACTTCTCAAACATTCTCTTCCTACTTTGAATATTATTGATAGCAGTTGACACTTCATCAATAATATAAGTAGGTTGTTTGTATTCAACTACCATCTTCTTAATAGTATCAATACACTCAATAAGATTATCGTAGTTTTCAATCTTGGTAATATCTCCCTTTGACTTTGGGATAGTTCCAAAGTCAATCTCATCGACCTTTTGTTTAATAAACCCATAGAGTTTATTAGCTAGATACTCTAAGTTGTTTACCTTAGAATCTTCAGTACAATACAACAACTTTTTTCGAGTTCTAGAATCTGATAAGTCATACGACCTATCGATTATATCGATATAATCTGCTCCAGAAATCATAATACAAATCCTTTATCCCTTATCTTTTCAACATGAGAGTTATCGCCTTCTTGAGTGCAGTATCAGCAGAACTCTTTTCCAATGCGTTATAGGACATTTCTTCAAATGCCTTGCTTCCATCATCAAACATGATCTTCAAACTCTCAGTACTATCATCAGCAATAATGAATCCGAGCAAGTTATAGGATTTCATGAATCTTGCAGCAACTGCCGGATTACTGATATCGATGTTATACTGCTTATACAAGTAGTCGGCATCGGCTTGTGTAATAACCACAGTAGTTATTGCAGCTGCAATATTTGTCTCTTTCTTCCTAACAGCATTCTTTGCAATCTGAGCACGGTTCTGAAGCATTCTCCAGATATCTCCCTTAGCTCCCTTCTTGCGAATACTGTTAACGTCATCTTCAATAGTTGACATTCCGAAAACCAAATCTCTAAAGAATCGAGTCTCTCCAGTGAATGCTCTCATAAAGTTAAAGAAGAACTTTCCATCACTATTGTCATTGTAGATTCTTCTTACAATCTCATCAGAGTTAACTCCGAAGATCTTACTCTTGATTCCGATGATAAAGTTTGTTGCATTCTTAGCATCCTGATCGTTGTAGAATTTGACATTAAGAATCAGTGGATCTGCACCGTTTACTTTCTTGACATCATTAGACGTCAAGACCACGGCAGGTCTTGTCGCAGGGTCAACACCATTTAAAGGTACGTCACTATCTTCTTTAACTATACCATCTCCGATGATGAATTCGTAAGAAAGCTTATTAGATTCTTTTGCAGCTTCATCCAAAGTTCTTCTGATCTTCTGAACTTCAATCTTAGGAACACTTGCATTATTCGTCTGGTACAAAGTCGGTAAATCTAAAACAGATTCTGTTAGAGTGTTGAAATAATCTCTTACAGCTTCTACGTTGAGAGTAGATTCATTCTGGGCAATGTAATCATCCATTGCCTGGATGATTGATGTTAAACTACTACCACCAATGTCCAAGTTCTGATGGAATCTTCTCAAGTATTCGATACCACTTTTAGAGTTTGCAATATTGTTTGCAACAAGTACCAATTGGATGATGATGCAACCTCTGGATTCTATATATTTAGAAAGTTTTGTTGCTATATCGGAACTCACAGATTTACTAGCAAGTATTGGAAAGACCGCAATTAGCTTAGAAGAAGCTTCTGCTGCAGAGTTGTATGAGTATGAACTGTTACCGTCCGCACCACCAACACTCTTCTTGCCTTGGTCAAAGCTAGTCTTTGCGAATTTTAATAAGTCGATAAAAGAAATGCCAAAAGCTTCGTTAACAATGTTGCTATTCAACCGAACATTCCTCCTTTCATTAAGATTTTATAATTATGTTTTCTCAAAAAATAATTATAGTGATAAAATGTATACTATAATGGCACATGTAGCACCATTATAGTATACAGAATCAAAGTACGACTATTTTTCAATAGCCTTATCACTAGTATTTTCAATCAACAACACTTCATTGTCCGGCAATGCTTTATCATCATACAATACGATATTGATATCTTTACAATTACACTTCTCTCGTACTGTATCACAACTCTTTTTAACACCACCAACAACTAAGTCTGCTGCTAACTGCTTAACCTCTCTAACAATAGTAGTTGCAACCCGATTGAATTCGTCGGATTTCAAAACATCGTCCAAGATTTCTTTCCAGTTTAAATCCTTAATTACACTGCTAAAGTTCTCCATAAAAATACCTCCTTAATTCAAATATAGATGTAGAACACTATGTCCTAACACCAACCTAAAATGTGAGGGAGTATTGTTATAGATTACTATTCAAGTATATTATATCTATCTGATTTCATTATTCACATTAAAAATGGGCTTTGAAAAACATTATTATAATCTACATTATAGGAGTGATAAGATGGCTAATGACCAATTTAAACAATACGTCGGCAGAACAATGACCGATGAAACTGGAAAAGAACGTGGAGAATCAATGTCCGCAACGACAAACTTACAGGATGAATTGTTTAATTCTGTAGGTCTCTATTCCAGTGAGCAGATAAATAAATCTAAGTATGAATCATACTCAAGATTTGGAAGAGTATTAGATCCTCATAATAAGCTAAATGATACAAGAGAATATTTATTCTTCGTAAAACCAGATCTTCATATCTGTTACAATAGTAGTGCTAGCAACTTCTACACATCTAAAGAAAAAAGAAGATTGCAAAGTGCTGTAAATGGACTGGTAATAAATCCGCAATTGCAGGACAATATTTACTTCTCTTGGCTTATTGCTAAACGTCCAGATGTGGTACGACAGCTGCAATACTCATTGGATAAAAAGAATCCATTTACTCAACTATTGAGTTTTACTGTATCTAATAATCTAGATCTTCCGAGTGTAGATTCTACAACGTTGGATACACCGAATACTATCTTTGGTAGTAATATAGAATACTTAAAAGATTCTGAAACTTCTGATGAAAATCCATCATTTTCATTAGAATTTGTAGATAGTAAAAAATTGGAAGTTTATCACTTCTTTAAAGCATATTCGGAATATCATAAAGTAAGAAAGTCTGGACTGGTGACTCCGCCCAGTTCAGATTATTACCGATACAAGAGATTGCATAATACAATGGGAGTTTTCAAATTCTTAGTAGATGAGGATATGGAAACAATTCGTTATTTTGCATACTATTGGGGAGTGTTTCCTACCAATGTTCCAAGAGAAGCTTTCTCGGATCCCAACTTTGAAAATGGTCTTACGTTCACCATAAATTTCAAAGCAGCATTTGTCGAAGACAATGATCCCAGAATACTTTCCCATTTCAACGGATTGATGAATAAAGTTATCGGTCATCATGATTTTACCAATAAAGATTGGATGGGTGTTCTTAAAGAATCTAAAGCAGATTTCTCTCAAGAGATAATGGGTCAAACTGTTATTCCAAATAATCTTTCTACTGGTAGAATTATCAATGGTGAACTTGCTAGAGGAGCATTGGTGGATATGTCAGGAAGAGAATTCAAATTAAGGTGGTATAAATAATGAAGAAAACGATAAATACAGACATCTATAATATTGTCGATCTGGTTAACGATGTTAAGAAGTCTTACATGCCTAATGAGCCGGATAGTGCTCTATCTGTTGGATTGTATGGTTATATCGGAGCTATTGAGGCTAAAAGATTGCAGACTCAGATTATGATGACCAGCGAGTTAGCCAATGAGCCATTTCCATCTAGAGCAAGATTGGATAGAAACGTTATCACTCATGCTATCATGGCAAATATAGAAGATATCAATGCCATTCCTGCAAAGATGAATGCTATGATATCTTTAAAAGAAAAGGATATAGCAAACTTCTTTAATGATAATAATGAGTTTATTATTGATAAAGATATTCCCATATATCTCGGAGAGTATGAGTTCCATCTGGAGTATGATATCATTGTAAAGAAAATCTATCTGGATAATAATTCGGAGAAGGCTGCTACATATACAGCAAGATATGATATCTCAAGACCAAACCCAACTTCAGAAGTTAACAATCCTTTCCTGAGTACACCGTTTGTTGTTAATATTGATAATCAGTCTTATCTGAATATTACGGTCGTTGTATCTCAGGTTATGCATAATAAGGTTTATAAGAAACTGGTTACTCCGAATATCGTAGACAATAAGACTATGACATTCGAGTTTGATAACCAATTGGCATATTTTGAAGTACATGCGAAGGAATTGGATAGTGAATATTGGATAACTCCAATCTTTGAAGGTTCTTCTGTACCTAACGGTGTACAGTATTACTGCTGGTATCAGTATATTGATACAAACCTTATTAGAATTCGTTTCGATAGATCTTCATATATGCCGGGATTGAATGCTGAAATTGAAGTTCTTTATAAGACTACTATGGGAGAAGATGGAAACTTCTCTTACAATAAGCAAGAGTTTATAGATTTCCAATCAAAACGATATGGATATAAAGGATTGGTTGGAATGTTCTCTGCCCTCACCGCTTCTAAGAATGGTAGAAATAGAAAGTCTAAAGATGAATTGAAGACTTTAATTCCTAAGGAGTTATTGTCTAGAGGATCTTATACTACCATAACAGATTTGAACAACTATTTTGGTATGTTTGATTCTAAGTATGGAAGAATGATTATCCAAAAGAAGATCGATAATCAACAAGAGAGAGTATATTACTCATATGCGGTATTAAAGGATCATTCTATGAATGTAATTCCTTCTAATACGATTGATGTAAAAATCGATAAGAAGTTTTTGATTAAGTCTTCTCTTAATGATTCTCAAGCTCCAAGATATATCTTGAAATCTGGTAGTGTTATTAAGATGGATGATAATAACGTTGGCTACATTACTAACGAACCACTCATCGAAAGTGGTACAACGGTTAACACCATTCCAGCAGAGCAGGGTAAGAAAGTAAGTTACAAATTTAAGGTAAAAGTTGTAGATAAGTCTTTTAAGTTATTATCGGTTTCTGCTTCTTTGGGAAATGATTTATCTAGTGGAATAATCTATTTACCAGATAACAATACAGATCTTAGTCATAGATACAATTCAAAGGTTCCTGAACCCATTAAGGATAAACTCCTTGTTGGTCCTGGTAAATTATTATCTTTAAGCTTCTCTTTCAAAGAAACAGAAGAAAGTTCCAGTAAGAGATTTAGATGGAAAGATAAGGACTGGTTTACAGTAGAAAAGATTACTCTGAAAGAGAATGATACTGCTGTAGAAATAAGTGAAGAAGATCTTATATCTGGTAAAGATATCGGTGGAGATAAGCAGTCTGGATTTGAGTTCCAGAGGGTTAAACCAAATGTAAAATGTTCTGTAGAAGTTTTGATCAGAGTTACAGATAAGGTTCAGTTAGAAGACAACTTATTCGAGTTTAATAACAACCTTAGCAATATCAATATTCTGAACAACTTCGATGGAACAAATGTATCCGGATTCTTCAATGTGAACGGATTCATCTTAACACAAGAAAGTCCAGCTACAACAGTGGTGAATAACGGAGATCTTATAGACTTTAAAGCAGAGTATAAGTCTAGAGGTGGTACAGATGCTCCGAATATAATAGTGAAACTATCTAAGGGATTAGAGTTTGCCAGATATCATGAGTCTTTATCTTATGAAGGCGGAGAAACTTATAACGAATTAGAATTGGTTACTAAGAATATTGAAGAGGAGAATGGTTTTGTTTATACAAACCCATTTACGATATCCATCAATAAGCACATCTTGTATTCTGCATTCTACATGATGTGTATTAATGAGAACCCATTCATTCATTTCGAATATATCAACCAAGCATCTTCTGTACAGTTTATTTCTACAAATATTCTATGGTACAGAAACTTCTTAGGGGTAGATAAGAATAAGTATCATCTAGAGATTACTCTTACTCAGTCTACACAGGATGATCTTGGATTAATGCCTCCGATGCCGAATAATGATAATAAGCTTCCAATCGTAAAAGCGGTAGCTGTTTTCTATAGAGACGGAAAACCATACCGTTATAAGATAATGGATATGACTTCTTATGATACTGGAAAATATAGTTATACTTTTGCAGCTTCATTTAATTCTATTGATACTCTTGATAATGATAACAATATCAGAGTAGAGGGAGCAGAAGTTATTGGTCAGAAGGAGGATGCTAATACTGAACATCAGTATGGTTACTTTAATCCTAGCACAGAATTGAAGATCTATGCGTTGTGTGCTAAACCGGATAATGGTGGAAACTATAGCCGTTATGATCTTGATGCTATTTGTCCAGGATTAGATCTCAGTGCCGATGGTCATAGATGGACTTTAACAAATATCTATTCTGTCGTAAATGGTGTTACTATGTACTATAACTATTCCGAGATTATGGGATCTAAAGTTATTGCATATGGTGATACTAAGTTTGATAAGGATGGGTTAACTGTTATCGATGATGATAAAGATGGTGGATATATTGTGAAGAGTGTTCCGGTATTTGGATATGAGTATTGTCAGAATGATATTTATATCAAGAATGCTATTGATACTTTAAACAGCAGAAAGATTTATATTGACCACTCTCTTGAGTTGTTAGAAAATTCTTTCAATATCGATTTGAAGTTCTTCAATACTTATGGTAAGTCCAACATCTACTACGTTATCAAAGACGTTAATAAGAACAACGTCCTTGATGATAATAGAGAGATTCTGGATAAGGTAAATCTTACTCTGAATTTCAGATTGAAATTGCTTGCTGCTAATGATAGCTACACTAAAGATAGTATCATTAAAGATATCAAAGAGTATATTGAAGATCTTGCAGATATTGGAAATCTTCATATTCCAAATCTTATTACCAAGATTACAAATACATACAAAGAAAGAATTGTATATTTCGAGTATCTTGGTGTAAATAGCTTTGGTCCAGAAGTTCAACATATCTATCGGTTGGATGATAGTGAAATTCCTATCGATAACCCGCCAGAGTTCTTAAATGTAAACAACATCAAGAATAGTTTTAACAAGATCATTCCAGATGTCAATATCTACCTATCTGAGAACTAAACAGATTAGTAAAATAAACCTTATAAGGAGAATAATATGCCATTACTTAGTAGAGAATTATCTATAGATTTAAAGAATATCAAGAAAGCATACGAAGATAAGAAGAATGCTGAAGAGTTCATCAAAACAAGAGCGATCAATATCGAGAAAGAGAAGATCGCTGATCTTAAGAATGCAGCTTCTGTTAAGATCATTAAGTACAACGACTTCAAGGAAAATGTTCGTTTCGAAGTTCTTCATAAAGGATTAACAAGACTTTGTGAGAACTCTATCAGAAACATTACTCCGGAACAGTCTGCTGTATGTTCTAACATCATCGAGTCTTACATCCAGGAGAATGGAGTATACAATGTGCTCAGAAAGATGAGACATAGTAGAAACCTTCTGTTGAGAGAGTTAGCTGAAGAGATTAAGGATACTTCTGAAGAATTGATCACAACTTCTTCTCAGGATGAGAATGAAGATTATACTATCAACAAGGATACTGTTGATAAGTTTATCAAAGAGATTGATGATTCCGAAGATGCTAACGATGTTACCAACGTAATCCGGTTAAGAGTTTCCAATGCTGAGGAAGACTTTGTAAATAAGAATGAGCAAGATGAAGAAAACATCAAGACCATTCTTAAGGATACTGCGGATAGAGTGAAGAATGCTAAAGAAGATAATGATAATGATTATTCTTCTGCGGTAGAAGAATCTGAAATGCGTTTTGCTAGCCAGCAGATCTACAAGATTCAGCATGAGAGTAGAAACTCTGCATTTGATAGAATTGCTAGAGCTGTAGCTAAGAGCAGTTTATTATCAGCTCAGGAATCTACTACTGAGAACAACCATTTGAACATGGAGTCTGTAATGAACGTTACTAAGGCTATCTATACCGTTCTGGAAATGTTCTCAGCAACAACCTTAGAGAAGGTTGATGATGAGTATATTAACGATACTATCAAGTCTCTGTAATTATACAAGAGGTGCCGTATACGAAATTCCGTATACGGCATTATTTTCGTTAAAGGTTCGTATTGAATATAGATCTTAATACTCCTCTTGCTCCAGTATTTACTGCTTGCTGTGCAGATGCAATAATATTCTTTCCTATATCCAAAGGCTTATTCATGTAAATACTTCCAACCAATCTTGCTGTACGTCTAGCATCAACGTCATTCATATCAACTCCAGCCATTAATGCTAAATAGTCTAATTGAGCAGTATTATTTATGATTCCTTGTGCTTTAGAAATAAACATTGTTGAGTATAAATCTTTAATATCAACGCTCAGATCAACGGAAATTGGCATTCCCAAACCATTCCATTTATCCTCTGACGCTTTATTGATAGAAATGTTACTGATTATACCTGCATCGCACGCAAACATCGATTTATACGTTGCTCTTACGATAAATGGGGAAGAATATGATGTGGCACTGTTATTCATCTGATGAGGTGCTGCAGCAGTTACCCATAATAAAATCGGAATATAAATATTCATAAAGATTGAATATGGGTCGGGATCTGGAGATCTTAATTTCATTGTGATGGAATAAGATCTTGAGAAGTTGGAAGAATCCCAAACTTCTGGGAATACCATCTTACCGCCAGAAGCAATAGTTGTAAACTCATTCTGAAGTTTGTTTACCAATCCTCTTCCAGCAATAACACTACCAAACCCTTCTAGTATATTACTACCAGCATCAGAAACACCATTAATGATATTCTCTCCAACATCTTTAAATGCAGAAGCTAATCCACCAATATCATGAGTTCCTAATAAGAATTGTGCTTGTCTTGCCACCTGAGAAGGTTGGTCCACCAAACCCTCAAGGATAGATTGAGTGGTTCCGTTACTGAAAGATTCACTAACAGAAGTTTCTGCTTCAACAAAGAATGGGATAGAATACATAGCTCCCATCATCTGTTTAAAATTGCTATCGATAAGATCTTCTAATCTTAAATTACCAAGAGTAGCTCCAGGCTTTCCGTAAATAGGTCTCTTATCTATTCCCATTAAAGTAGCTAATGCTCTTGCAGCAGTACAGAAATATTGACCATATTCTACCATATCCGGAACGAATGAATAGAATCTTCCACTCTTAAAATCATCTTCATCAATTACTCCATCATTATCCCCTCCAAGGGTTCTAAGCAATGTTCCAGCAACTCTAGCTTTCTTCTTAGAACTAGAACCACCTAAGAATTCTGGAGATCCAACACTTAAGAATAGCAATGGTGCATTAGCTAAAATCTTTTCAGAGTATTTACGACCTACTTCCACATTTCCACTATCATCTTCATTTCTAATATTGGGATCTACTGTAGTACTAAATTGATATGGGCAACCAAAAATACCATTCAATGATTCTCCAAAGTTCTTAAAAACTTGTCCTGCAGTATTATCGGCAATACCAGAAAACTTATTCCAATCATCGGACTTACCATCTATATAGAAATCCGATTCATCTTCTCCATATTCTAATCCTAATCTTGCAAGTTTCTTTCTTACAATAGCATTACTCTTTTTAAAGTCTTCTGCTGCTAATCGTTCCGCATCGGTTTGATTAGCATTTTCCGCACCTTCCGCCATGACAGGACTACCAGATTCTGCAGCTTTCTTTTTTTTGTAATCTTCTATAGCTTGTGGGTCTGGTTGTTGAATATATTTCTTTGTCTCCAATGTGAGAAGAGATGGTTGATCGGATCCTAATAACGCACTATAATTACCAGCCTGTGTCTTTTTCTTTTCCAACTCTTTTAATTGATTTTTTAATGTCTCTTCTGGAGTTGGTTTAGAATTATTTGGTGTCAATGGTCTAAAATCAGGACCAGATAAGTTATTATTATTTGGAATTCCCGGATAATCTATAAAACTATTTGACGAATTGCTCATATTATCTCCTCATATGTATAATTAATGTAAAGTTTTCTTAAATACAGAAAAAGTGGTATATGGCGTTACCCATATACCACACATTCTTTTAGATAGCTTTAGAAAGACTATCAAGTTTACTCATCATAGTAATCAATTCATTATTCATATCTGCGATTTGTGCTTCGTTATCAGTATTACCAAGATTCATATTACTAATAACCTGAAGACAAGATTTGAGGATAGATACAACACTTGGGAGAACTCTATTGTTCGTAGTGTTCTGAGCAATTGTTGTAAGAAGTTCTATAATACGATCAACTGTTGGATTTCCTAATGTAGCATTTTGATCCACAAGTTTTACAATATTATTAGAAATTTCTTCTGCTCCACCGGTTCCTCTACCATAATACTTATTACCATATTTCTTAGTAAAATCGTAAATTGGAACTCCAGATCCTGATGCAATTGCAGTATTTGCATTTATTCCTCCTATCCCGGAAGATGGTGCAAGAGTAGTATCAGGAATCTTAGAAGCTTCAACAGTTTGTTTGATAGATCCTTTACCATCCTTAGAAATAGCCCAGAACTGTTTAGCCTGACTAAGAGCACGTTGAGCATCCCATTTCTTAACGGATCTCTCTCTACTTGATGGGTCATTTACTCTGATGGTTCCATCTTGATCTATTCCGGAGAATACAACGAAGTGACCACCCTTTGTAAAATCTCCAGGTCTCATAGAACCGATTACGGGTATATTAGAAGCAAGTTTAGCTTTTGTAACTTCTATACCTTTTTGACCACCGTCATACTGCTCTGCCGTTAAGCCATTTGATTTGGCAATATTTGCAAAGTATCCCCATGCAGTTCCTTGGTTTTTGGTTCTGAATCCATGGTCCAATGAATACTGTACAGTATCTACAGGTGTTACATTTGTACCATAAGACTTCATTACCATTGCCATGGAAGTTGGTCCGCAACCAGAGCTTGCTATAGTACCAGGACCATAACCTTTCTTTCCCCAGTTAGGATCTCCTTGGTTATAGTATGGGAAGTTATTGATTATATCTCCAGCACCACTTTCTCCAGTACTATTTCCAGCATTATTAGAAAATGATGTAGTATTACTTGCAACGTTGTTGTCAGTATTGGTAAATCCGAATCGTGGTTTGAAGATTCCTTTTAAGAATCCACCAATCTTACCAAATATAGACTGTTGCTTTGGAGCTTCAGGATCTGTAGAATTTGATTTTCCAGTAACAGCCTTATTCAATGCAACCGATAATGCATCTTTCAAGAAGTCTAAAGTAAATCCCTTAAACTGATATCCTTGTTGTTGAGCGGGAGCTTGAGCAGTTCCTCCTGTTCCCGGTGCACCACCTGAAGAGTTTCCATCAGACACAACTCCGCTCGGTACTAATGTTGGAGCAAGAGGCTGTTCATTGAATGTTTTCAAGTAATTTAACTCATCTTGGAAACGCTTTCTAATGCCAGCTTTTACCTCATCGCTAGAAGATTGGAAGTTGGATTTAACATGATCAATCTTATATTTATAGATTAGATCAAGTGCGGCATTTTTATCCATATTCATGTTCAATCCAGGCTGTGAGAATGGATTTTTCAACATCGGACCACCGCCATAATGAACAGAAGATGACCAGAATGCCTCCTGTGTTCCTCTAGAGAACTTATCCGGATTGAATCCTGGATTTTGTTTAATCAACTCATTCAGATTATTTGTATAGTGTCCAAGCTCTATAGAATATTCATTTTTAAAGAACTGAGCAGGATCCATATCAACAGCTTTTATCCATGCATCTTTGAATGGTTGATTATCTCCAGGTGTTACTCCTGGGAATTTATCAGCATAGTATCGATTCCAGAATGTTCTAAGATTATATGTATCCTTCTTCGATGGGAATTGGTAAGTTCCGAAGGATACTCCTCCAGCATCACCCTTTCCACTAGAAATCATCTTCGAACCTTTGCTTCCGGATTCATATTTCTTTACATATTTTCCTACGTAATCTCCATCTGCTCCGGATGCTCCACCGGTCATAACACCAAGCTTTGCATTATTAAGAACGTCTTTTCTGTAGAGTGCTGTTCTGTTTAATTCTGGGTCGTCTATATATACGTTTCCCTTAGAGTCTGTTCCTCTAGCTACGACATAGTGAGGATTTGGACCGAATGGGCTATTGGACTTAGATCTATTACTACGATCTTGTCCAAGAAGTATTGTAGGACTACCAGAACGTACTGCGTTTCTGATACTATTAGAATTGCTGGTATAAGATGTGCTAATACCATTAGATCCTAAAATATCTTGGAAGTAACTTGCTCGAGTTCCAGATACACCAGAAGCTCCAGCAACATAACCATTCTTTTCTGCGAAATTCAATGTATCTTCAAATCCCGCATTCTTACCATAAGATCTTAATACTGTAGCCGCTACAGCAGGACCGCATCCATTTGCCGCAACAGTAGATTTACCAAAAGATCTATTTCTAAATCTTGGATCATACTGAGACACATGAGATCCGGAACCTGTCTGACTTGTATCTACAGTAGAAGTATCTGTAGTAGTTGTAGATGCTGAAGATACACTATCTACAGTTTGAGTAGAGCTACTTCCAGAATCTCCAGAAATCCATCCCTTAATCTTTCCTACAAGATCGAAGTCTTCAACTTTCTTTACAATCCATCTGAAACCTTTGATTGCTGTAAACATAGGAGCAGTCATAACTCTCAAGATACTCTTATTCATATTAATGATAATATCAACAAGACTTGTACGACCTTTCACTAAATCATCAGCAACGGTTAATGGGGTTTTTGTAGAAGTAACTTTAGCTTCTCCCTTATATTCAGGATCTGTTTCTTTCCAAAGATCTTTAAGCATATTGATTGGGTTGTTTGTCATAAACTTCTTTGGATCTCCGACAAACTTACCAAATCTACTAAAAGCATCGCCAACAGGTTTAAGGAATATATTGTTTACCTGCTTAGAGATAAAGTCTTGTACATTAACGATTCCATCTTTGATATTAGATGCAGTTTTTCCGACAAAGTTTCCAACAGCAGTTGCACCATTAACTAGTCCATTTCCTACAAAAGATGCACCTTTACCAAGAAGCGTAGCACCACCAACAACTCCCTTACCAATAAGCTTAGCACCACCAACGACAGCTTTACCAAGCATTCTTCCATTAGCAGCAGTGAACTCATTATTTGCTTTTATAAGCTTTCCAGCAATATCAACGGCTCCACCTATTCCCTTACCAATAAGCTTAGCTCCACCAACGACAGCTTTACCAGCAATCTTAAGACCAGCTTTTGCAGCACCAGCAATTCTATCCTGGGTTGTGAATAAACCATATCTATTCTTAAGATATTCTTTAAGAGTATTATAAGCTTGCTCAGGATGTTCTTTGTTCCACTGTTGCCATTCAGCTTTAGCCATCTCTTGCTTCTGTCTAATACCAGAAACATCGATACCGAAAGCACCACCAATACTAAGTACAATATTGATTACAACTGGTACAGGAATAATTCCTAATGCTAATTCATTTACCGCAGCGATAATAGAAGATAAGAATCTTTCACCAAGAGTTGGCTTTTCTATCATACCAATATTGGCTTGAGCATCTTCCCATCCATTTTCTGCAGCAAGTAATACAAATGCAATGGTTAATACATTCTTAGCAGCAGCTTGAGCTAACTTTTGTCCACCTTTTTCAAGCATCTGAGCAAAGATTCCTTTGGTAGCTGTTTCAGTAGCTTCTTTTGCAGCAGTACCACCGAATTTTGCAGCCATCTTAGAGATAACTTTCTGCAAGAATTCGAACATCTTGCCCATTGCTCCGCCTTTTACAATGCTCTTATTAATAGCACCACCAGCAACTTTGGTTACTTTATTAGCAGCAGCGTTTACTAAAGAATGTCCACCCTTTATCATAAGATTAGTAGGAGCTTTCAATACAGAAGAACCGAACTTTATAGTTCTTCCAGTAAGGACTCTCTTTCCTAAAATCTTTAATGCACGAGTGGATGTAAAGTCTTCTTGATATTCTCCCTTATTGTACTTCTGTCTCTTATATCCAAGCAGAGTAGATTCAAGTTTATTAGCAGCTCCAGGAGCCCCCATAATCTTTTCACCAAGACTTTTACTAGGATCTAATAAACTAAGTAATGCCGTAACTCCAGCAATGCCTGTAGCAATAGCAGGAAGAATTCCTAAGAATCCTAAAGCAGTTGTTCCAAATCCTACAATCTTACTTAACGCAGTTTGTAGGAAGGATGGTTTCTTATTCTCATTATCCTTAGTATCAAATCCGAATAATGATTTCATTCCTTCAAAGAAAGAACCAGAAGTCATTTGAGCAAAGAAACCGTTTCTCAATGCTCTATCTTCTTCATTCTTCTTCTTAGTTTCAGAAGTTTCACTATCTCTAACATCTTCCTTCCAACCATCATTGGTCCATACATAAGTAATTGGACCATTTTCTGTTTCGGTAGTTTTTGTTTCTCCGAGATTGTGCGTTTCTCCATCAGCTTCAACTTCCTTACCATGGCTCTTACCAGTTACCGGAAGTTTTGGTGCTCCGTTCACTATAGGCTTATTAGAAGCATGACCAGTGGCAAGATCAATATCGATGGCAGCACCAGAAGTTCCAGCCATTACCCTTAAGGTATCCAGCATCTCTTTGGTGTTCTGTGCTGTCTCTTTTGTATTATCAGCAGTTTGTGCTTCTAATGGATTTTCTTCACGGAGAGTATCCATCTTAGCCTTATTTTCTTTAGCTTCTTTTATGGCTTTTGCAGCAGCTTCGTCTTCTAATTTCTTCTTATAGTTGAAATCGGCATTTACTGTTCTCTTAAGATTCTCTAAAGAATTCTTGTCATCGAATATACTTTCATCGATTCCAAGATGAGAAAACTTATCTAAGAATGCTTTACGATTATCTAAAACATTTTGCTTATCAGCTCTGAGAGAGTTTATATTCTTACCAAGCTTATCAGCTTCTCCAATTAAGAGCTTATAATTCTTTTCATCAATGAGACCATTATCATACAGCTTTCCTAACTTGGAAATCATTTTCTTATTGTCTAATGTCTCATTTTTGTTCATGTAGTTCAATAAAGAATTAAAAGCTTTCTTATTGTTTATACCGCCATCTTTAGCAGAACCATATACCATATTAGCATACTTCTGCTTAAGTCCAGTAATATCAGCATCAAAATCTCCTGTACCCTTAGCAACATTCATAAACTCCTGAATGTCTGCAGAAGATACATTATCATTTGCAGCAAATTCATCATACATGTTTCTAGATGTCTTTACTTTTGCCCATTTACCGAAACCAGTATTTCCAAGACCAAGTCCATCTACAAGTTTATTTCGAAGATAAGAATTACGAAGTCTTATACGTTCTTTAGCGTTAGCAGTAGAGAATCCATGACGAACATTAAAACGTCCAATCGCATCACCAACTCCACCAACAACGGCACCAGGTAATTGTCCAACCAGCCCCGCAGTACCTAGACCAAATTTTCCAACACCCTTTACAAGTCCTACTACTGGAGAAATGATACCATCAAACTTATGTGCCAAAGGAGCTACGATCTTTGTCATAATCCCCTTTTTGATAGTATTTCCTACAGTGTTGAAAATTCCAACAGTTAAATCCTTTAATGGATTAAATAGTCTTCCTAATGGATCAAGTACATTTTTCTTGAAATAGTTTGTAAGTTTACCAATACCATCATTAACAAACTTTGATAATGGTTGAATCACCCTATTCTCGAATACAGACTTTAATCCACCACGACGAATACCATCAGCTCCAACAGGACCGAGCATCGCATCTTTGAATCCTTCTGTTGTGCTAAGTAATTGTAAACCTGCCCCAAGAGCAAATCCACCATATACACCAACTCCAGGTAATAATGCAGCTCCTGCAATAGAACCAATGATACCAGGCTTTACGGTCTTAGGAAGTTTCTTCTTTAAGAATGTAGATACATCTCTATCAAAGAATCCACCGGTCATCTTTCCAGTACGCTTATCTTCTTTACCAAAAAGCATTTCCGATAATGTACTAGATTTACGAATTACATTGATACTTGCTCCTAATGCAGCACCACCAAGTAATCCCATACCACTACCAGTAAGACCAGCACCTACTAAAGCACCAGTTAATCCACCAGCTAATCCTTCAGGAAGATATTTCTTGAATTCTTTTGCTACCGGACTATTGGCTCCGGATCTAAGCTTCTTAAACCATTCGGCACTTCCAAAATGTGTATCAAGATATTCATTAGTCTTGTATAGTGCATTCTCTACAACAGCAGAAAGTGTATCGGCAGCAACTCCACCAAGATCTTTGAGATCAGAACCGATATTCTTGAATTCGTTCTTTAAATGTGGAACAAATTTCTTACCAGCGGTGTAAGTTATTTTAGCAGCTTTTCCTGTAACAGATTTTGGCTTCCAATCTTTTTTGTCTTTATCATCACCATTAACTGTACCACCATCACTGTATTTACCATACATCCTACTCTTTATCTCAGATAGGAAGTTGTCGATTACAGCACCTTCTTTAGAACTCTGAGATCCGGTAGAACCAAATCCTTTATAATAAGGATTCTGCTTAGAAGGAATAATTAACTCACCTTCAGATACAGCAGCAAGACCAGTCTTTTCTACCATACCACCTTGGTAGTTTTTACCGCTATCGTCAGATTTACCCCACTTACCAAATCTCTTAATAGTAGCGTTATATTTAGAAAGGGTTTCTTTCAGATTATGTATTCCGTCTCTTGTAACTTCTGTAAATGTATTCTTAAAAGCTCCGGGCAATCCTTCATCAACAAAAGACCTCTTAAATCTGTCAACAAAATCCTTATGATTCTCTTTCCATTTGTTGTAGAACTCTTTACCTTTTGCAACAGCTTTATCAAGCTTCTCCTTCATAAACTCTGTTATGAACTGCTTGAATTGTGTGGCAATACTCTGGATATTTTCGGACATGGTCTTAATAAATCCAGCTATACCAAATTTACGGACCCCATCCCCTTTATCTTCACTACCATAAATGAAAGATTCTACAGATTTTGTAAAAGCATCAGCAATTTTATTAGCACCGGTTCCATCATCGGGTTTAATGAACTTAAGAGCTCTACCGATGAAGGAGTTATCAAACTTCTCTTCTTCGGCTTTAGCTTTTGCCTCATCCTTATCTCTGATAGTTCTGGCACTAGCATCTTCTACAGAGTAATACTTAACTCTATTAGAGCCAAATTGGTTTGCGGAACTATTTGGAGTTTTTCTCTTGCTGTTATCAGGAACTTTGAATTCATTTCTGTAGCTAGCTTTAACTCCTACAGTTCTTCCACCATTCATCTCAAGATTATGAGCAATTCTCTTAAGATCAGAATAATAGTTCTGTAAGTAGAAGAAAACAGAATTTCCCTTATCGTCCAAAGAATTGAAAAGACCAGAACCATATTTTCCACCTCTTATAGTGGAAGATATTCCAGATCCGCTTACAATAGACTGATAAGATCCAAAATCTCCATCATTGTTAATATTAGATATAAACTTATTTCTAGCATTAACAGCTTCATCCATAGACTGTTGGAATCTCATCTTCAGACCAGGAGTATTGTTGATAGTCTTTATAATGAGATTGAAGTTTTCTTCATGAATCAATGGTTCAACACCATTATTTGTGGATCTTCCCAATACACCGAGCTTCTTCAAATATGTACGAAGTTCGCTGATATTCTTTGTATTCAGACCGGGTGTTGTTGCTATAATCTTCATAAGGTTATTATAGTCATTTGTAAGAGACTTCATAGCATTAGAAGATGTTCCTATATAACCATACTGGTCTGTAAGCTTCTCTCTAAACTCAGAAAAGAAACCGGATGCTGCGTTACCGATAACTTTCTTCTGGTTATCTTTGAAATTTTTGATGGATGTACTAATTTTCTCCCACTTACCAGTGCTATAATTAAACATCCTAGCTTCTTCACCAGTAATTGCAGAAAGGATTTGTGCTAATTGTGTAGGTATGACTTCTCGTAACGCTTTATCAGCCATACCATTCCAATCCATTCTTCCTTTATTATATTTACTTGGATCAAATTTCATTTTAGAAGCTGTGGGAAGGATTGCTCCGGTAACAGTTTTAAGTAACTCTCCTAAGAAACCATCATCATGAGCTTTTCCCCAGTTGTGTGCTTTATGTAATCCTGCAGAGAATATGGACGGTAGTCTTCCAACAATCTTATCCAGCCCTCTACCAAAAGATGATCTTCTAGCAATACCATTAGAAGCCATTGTGATCAATGCAGCAATGGGGGAGTTAAACATATCAGTTGCTTTCAACATCTTTGGATCTAAAAGATCTTTATCAAATAAAAGATCTGCAATGCTTCCGATTCCAGAATTTTCAAATCCTTCCTTCTTAAGAATATTCAAGATACTCTTTACATCAGGAAGCTTGTTTCCGCCAAAGACCTTATCCCAGTTAGTTTGATTTCTCTTTCCAAAACCGTTCTTCTTTGTATCACCATATCTATCTTGTAAGATAGTAGCAATAGTTTTAAGATAATCTGTTTGTTTCTTCAATTCATCCATAGAAGACAATTGGAATTTGTATGTATTCTGCATATGAGCATTGAGAGGTTTGCTAATATCATTATACATTGTCATCAGAGTATTGTTTACAGTCAATACAGATGCTGTCAAAGATTTAAACATCTTTGCATTATGGGTCATCATTGCCTGTGTATTTCTTCTGGCACTCTTTGTAAGTCTGATAGTAGAATTATTGCTACTATCTACTACAGCTCCAGCAACAGCAGCCATAGCTACAGAATTAGACTTGTCGGCATTTTTGGACGATGTTGGTTTAACATCGTCATCATCATCGTCATTTAACCAATCATCGTCATCATCGAATCCGAATGCTGCAGCAACATTCTTATTTGCTCTTTCAGGATTGTACCACTTTCCAGATTTAATATCCTCAAAAGCGTTACCAATTCCTTCAGTAACTAAAGGCTTATAATCATCAAAGAAACTCTTGATATCACTACCTTTTCCCTTGACTCCTTCGTATGCATCCTTTATTGTAGATGCAGAATCTTGTACATAACTAGTCAAAGTAGGATTCAATCCCTTTATAACTTGAACAGATATGAAGCCAACTGATTTGGCTACATTACTGGCATATTTTAGCATGTATATAACCTCTCTATTATATTATTATACCAATGTTCAAAAATGACAAAAGGATTGGAGAACGGATAATTCCGTTCTCCAGCAGCAGTGTATGAATTATTTCTTGTTCCAGTTAGGAATCTTGTTGGATGCTTTGATACCATCAAACTCAGGAGTCTTGATCTTGCTGTTAGCACTCTTTCCATCAGCCTTAGGAATATTAATCTCTCTTGACTTGATGTGCTTAACCTGAAGGATAACATTAGAATTCTCTCTTCCGCCGAGAGGAAGCTTACGACCAGTCTTCATGTAAGTTGTGATATACTCCTTAGAGAAGTCTACCATAACTTCAGCATCAGACTTAGTAAACTCATAGTTTCCTACCAGGTCTCTTGCTTCATTCTTATTGATATTTGCGGTAGAAGAAATAATGCTTGCACACATATTTCTCAAACTCTCAGAAGGATTATACTCCTCCTTTGTGGGATAAACTGTTACCTTATACTCGGTATCGTTCATCATGGCTCTCATAACTTCAACCTCATCCTTACTGGAAGAAGCTACTCTGTTCAATCCTGCGTTGATCTGCTTTAATAGGTTTTCTACGTTACTCATGTTCTTTTTCTCCTTTTTCTTGTTCATTAGATTCTTTATTTATAAATGCAATTGCATTTACTAACTTTTTCTTTCCATTATTCATAATGGAATCTGTCATCTCTTGTGGAGTATGAGTGGATAATATTTCAAATAATGTTAAAGTGTCCATAATTCATCCTTATAATGTATAGATTTACTACATTGTTTTAGTAGTAGTAAATTATTACATCGATAATTCGTACTTTGAAAACACTTATATAAACAAAACTTTATTTTTAATCAAAAAGGAGATTCGAAAATGGTATCATTGGATGATCTTAAAAATCTTATAATATATAAGAAGCAGTTCTATCTTCCTATTAATGAAAAGAATAAGAAGAAGAATTCTCTTATCATGTTATTGACACCAAACTACAAGTCTTCAGCAAATATGATGACTTTGCCATATACAAAGAACTTGAAATATTTTGAGTCTTATTATATGGAGAAGAATGTGTTCCTTTATACAAAGAGTACAAATGAACACGTTTGTGTAATACCGGAAGCAGATTATTCTGATGAGACAATAAGTATTACAGAAAGCTATGAAGATGGAAAGTATATGAATGCTCCGTATATAAATTATACAGGAGATTCAAGAAGTATATTTTCCATAAAGAAAGTACTGAATGTATCTGACGTTATAGATACTTTCAAATACTACGAATCCAAATTCCATGGATTAAATATAGTATGTGGAGATACTGCTGGTGTAAATGTAAATGATAATATATTATATTTACCTTCGATTCAGAAATATGGTTCTATGAACTATGATATCGGATACGAAACGTTTGTAAAGGTTATGCTTCATGAGTATATTATCAATACATTAAATCCAAAGGTCAATATAAACATATCTTTCCCAATAGCTATTGTAATGGCTGATGCTTATAGTGATATCGATATTGCCAAATATGATACGTTACAGGTTATTCAGAATATAAGAAATAACGATGGTGGATTCAGACCAACTTTGTATAGACTTGTGCAGGCTAATGACTATTACAAGTTTGTCTCTGTAATTATAAAGAATAGCAATTGTTTATCCAATGCTCATGAGGTCAAGTACTCTTATAGCAAATTTATGCCGAAGTTGAATTTCTTAAAAGAAGATAGTGTCGAACTTATCTCAGAAGATGATGAAGTTCAAAATACACCAATTACTTCTCTTGATGATTTGAAGAATGTGAAGACTCTTGATTCTAAGAATGATTTACGTTCTTTAAAGAGAAAGCTTAAACAACGTTCTGTATATAAGCTGAATAAGATTAAGAAGGATATTCGTAGAGGAAATGTCGGTACAGATAAAGAGGGTATGACTTCTTTAGAAAAACTTCAGCAAGGAAATATTGTTTCTAACACTGCTCCTGCAGCTCCCAGTGCTGGTTCTGCCCAACAAGAGTTTAGTGCGGATTATGTGCAATCTTTTGGGAATTCTTATAGATATAGAGATTGTATCTATCTTTTCGAAACTGATAATTACGATACCATCTTTAAAAAGGTATTGTATAAAAATAGGTTTAAGTCTAATAGAGAAGTATTAGATATCTATAAGAATATCAAAGCAAACTTACCATTTATCAAGTATACATTCTTAGATATTAACAGATATCAGGATCGTAACTTATTCTTCGACTTGTCTTACTATAATGAATCATTCTTCACCAATATCTCCATGCAGATGAAGATGAATACCGGAAAGTCTGTAAATGCAGTAAGGCCTTATAAAGCATACGCCGAATTCTTGAAGAGATTACTTAAGGATTCCCGTTTCAATTCTTATGGTAAGAAGACCATATTTATTCCTGTATTGGATTGGAGACATAATAACTCCACAAAGATGTGGATGTATAAGCAGGATATCAATCCAATATCATATATCTACGAATTAATTCGTTCAAAAGATATAGAAACATTGAAAGATGTATTTGGAGATAGTGATCTATTATTCTTAGGAGATCAGAACTACTTCAAGATGAATATATCTGAATTAGCTTCTATGGATTCTACAAAATTAAATAGAGTAACTATGACATTCTCTACATTAATCAAGAGAATTATCAACAATGCTCTAACCGATGTGGTAGATGATGATCCTGTAGATGATGATACACAAGACTCTAAGAAGGGTATTGCATTAAATATCATTAACAAGATCGAAGTTGCTAAGAATGTAGAGATAAATGACGTTTCGAAGATATCTGAAGGAGAACCAAAAAAGAAAGAAGCGGATAAACCTGCTCCTGTAGCAGCTGTAAACAAGCCTAATGCTCAGCCAACTAAATCTACATCAGATAATACAGAAAAGATAGTTACTATAAAAGATGCTGAAACCGAAAAGAATGATAAAGAGCTTGAGAAACTGAAGTCTGATATTGTAAAGAAGGTAGCAGATGCTTCTTCTAACGTTACAGATATGCAGTTTGCTATGGATAAATTGAATAACGATGAATTCAAGCAAATGATTGAAGATGTAGAATCTAAATCTGAAGATAATGTGGATAAAGAGAAGACTCAATCTTCTAAATATACACAAACTAATGATGAATTCTACAAGTCAAAGTTATCCAATAAATCCGTAGAAGATCTTTTGAAAGTTGACAATGTCAATACACAGATCGAGTCTACAAAATTGAATGTAGCATCTATCAACGATGATTGGAAGCATATGACTTTCATGAACTTCGATAAGAAATACGATCCTGATACAGATATCGTGAAGATGTTAGACTCTATGAAAAATTGGAAGTATCCGGTTTTTGTAGATAATATCGACGTTACAGATGTATCCAATTCTGAAGATGCTATATATACATGGAAGATAGCTTGTAAGGATTATAAAGGTCATAAGTTCAATATCGTGATAGATGTACCGAAGTTTATAAATGAAAACTTCTTGCTCTTAAGAGGAAATAAAAAGTCTATCATGATTCAGTCGGTATTGATTCCTTTAATCAAAACCGGAACTGATGAATGTCAAATTATTGGTGTTGGTGGTTATAATAAGATCTTCGTTAGAAAGTATGGAAACTTTATTGGAAAGAGTTTGCCATCTTCTAATAAACTTATGAAGAGTATTGAAAAATTCTCTAAAGTAAATGATAGTGTTGTTATCACTTATGGAGACAATACCAATATCTCTAAGAACTATGAACTTCCTTTGGATTATATTGATATCGGAACAAGATTTTCTTCTATCGATATTCCAAAAAAGAAAGTGCATATCATCTTCAACCAAGAAGAGTTAAGACGTGATACGGTATGTGATGATTCTAAGGGATTAGCTTTTGGATATATTGCAAATGGCAAAGAAAAAGAAACACTTTACTGGAACTACAATAAGGATGGTATCTTTAGTGTATATTTAGTAAAGCTTCTTATTAATTACCTCGGAAAAGATTATGAAGATTTTGTAGATTCTATTATCGTTTCCGGTGTTCGTTATAGTTACTCTCAGGCTTCTATTTTAAATACAAAGATGCCTGTCGTTTTAATCTGTTCTTATCTCGAAGGACTTATCAAGACTCTAAAGAAAGCTGGAGTTGAGTATGAGTTCTTACAAAAGGTATCTGGATCTGATATTAAGTATGGTATTGATAAAGACTATATCAAATTTAGTGATGGATATTTGGTATATAAGAACACTTATAGTTCATCTTTATTGATGAACGGTTTGAAAGACTGTGATACAGAAAGTTACTCTATCAAAGATATCAATAATAAAGCAATGTATATTGATTTCATTGATGAATTTGGTGGGGTATTAAAAGCAGATGGGTTGGAAAACTCTTATGATTGTATGCTCGATCCTATCACAAAAGAAATTCTCGAAGTTTACAAACTGCCTACAGATTATGTATCTGTATTGGTATATGCAAGTAATTTATTAGCCGATAATAAATTTACCTCTCATACAGACCAGTCAGTTCGGCGTTGGAGACGTAAGGAATTAATTGCTGGCTATTTTTATAAAGCTATCTCTACTGGGTATCAGACATATGCAAATAGTATGCGACACAACAGAAAAGGTGTAAAGCTTGAAGTAAAACAGTCTGCAATCATCGATATGCTTCTTTCTAAGGACCAATCCGTATCGGAGCTTTCTATCAACAACGTTATCAATGATATTGAATCTAGAAATACTGTTACCAATAAGGGACTTGTTGGTATGAATACAGATAGAGCGTATTCTGTAGATAAAAGAACTTATGATAGCAGTATGCTTAATGTATTAGGTATGGATACAGGATTCTCTGGTAACGTTGGTATCAATAGACAAGCTACAATGGATGCAAATATTGAAGGTAATAGAGGATTTATTAAATCTATCAATAGCAATACCGATAAATTCTCTACTGCTAAGACATTAACAGCAACAGAAGGTATTGTTCCTCTTGGTATTACTCATGATGATCCACAAAGATCATTGATGACTTATATCCAGACATCTAAGCATACTGTACGTTGTGAAAATAATGATCCTATGCTTATTACAAATGGTTCCGATGAAGCATTTGCATATATGGCTTCAGATATATTTGCATTTAAAGCTAAAGGCAAAGGTACAGTAACTGAATTGGTAAGAAATGGTAAACCATTTGGTCGTGGTGATTATATGATCATCACATACGATGATGGAAGATCAGATTTTATCAATTTGGAAGAAACTGTTGAGAAGAATTCAGATGGTGGTTACAATGTTCCATTACAATTGGTTCCATCCGAGAAATTGCAAGTGGGATCTAAAGTAAAAGAAAACGATGTTGTTGCTTATGATCCAAAGTCTTTTGCAAACAGTTTAGGAGAATCTGGAAATCTAGCTTTGACAAGTGGTACTCTTGCTAAGGTAGCACTGATAAATACCGATGAAGGATTCGAGGATTCTGCAGCAATTACAGAAGAATTTGGTGAAAAACTTGGCACTGCAGTTATTGTAGAAAAAGAAGTTGTGTTAGATAAAGGTTCTAATATCTTCATATATAAGAAGATTGGAGATGAAGTTATTGAAGGTGAAACATTGATGTCTTTCCAAGAAGACTTTGATGATGATGCTGTAAATAGATTGATGAAGAATCTATCTATGGATAAAGATAGTATTTCTGAATTAGGAAACAATAAGATTGCTTCCAAACATTCTGGAACTATCTGTGATATTAAAGTCTATAGAACGGTAGAGCTTGATCAATTATCTGAATCTTTAAGAACTTTTGTATCGAAGTATGAATCTGATTTAACCAAGACTAAGAAGATCTACAACAAGTATGGTATCGATAGTACTGGTTTACAGTCTGCTGGTAAGTCTGTAAATACTGGTAAGACTAAGAATGTAAAAGATGGTGTAAAGATTATCTTCTATATTAAGTATATCGATAACATGTCCGTTGGAGATAAGGTTACATTCTATTCTGCAAATAAAGGAATTGTAAAATATCTTATTCCTAAAGGACAAGAACCAACAAGTACATTCAGACCAACAGAACATATCGATACATTCAGTACTATCGGTAGTGTAAATGGTCGTATGACTTGTTCTATTCCTGTAGTAATAGGATTAAACAAACTAATGGTAGAACTGGATAGAGCTGTAAAGACTTTAGCTGGTATACCAATTGATGTATCTAAGATATAAATACAATGATAGAGGTATAGGAATAATTCCTATACCTCTTCTCTTTTCAAAAAATAAATAAGGTTAATATTTTTTTCAGTTAGTTATTATAACAGTGATTATTTTATTTTATAATGTTATAATTCTAGTTGACGAATCTGTTTATCAGCTAAGTGTAATCAAACCCATAAGATTACATAAACTTGAATTGAGTATATTGTAATCCTTGAGTATTATACACTCACTTGAGTATTATGATATTCCTTGAGTATGGTGTATTCCTTGTGATTATGAATAATAATAGAATATGAATATCAGATATGTAATACGTCAACATATCCATCTTCCAAATGGATAATAAAGGCGACGGGGATATATGTCTTTTTTTAAAAACTTTGCCCGGAACAATGAAAAATCATTGCTCCAGGGGCAATTTATTTTTTATCCAATATTTTGAAATTTGGAAAAATTACTATTATTTCTAGTAATATTTCTATAATCATTATAATAGATAATATTACTAGAGGGAGAGAAATACTTAAGAGGTTCGAGTATATTATTGATATATTCAGATTTGGTGATGAAGATATAATCTTCAACATTATCTCTAAGAGAATACAATTTATCAATAGGAATCACAAAGTAGATATTGTTAATATTCTTAATGATAAAGAAATCATGATTAGTATCAATATCATCAGTAGCAAACTTAAGTTGAGATAATTTGATATTGAAAGTATTCATCTTAGATTTAATCTGAATAGTATCATCATACATATGACAACAGATATCAGACATATGTCTATTATCAATTTCTTTTAATAAATTACCAACTCTAGAAATTAGTATAGAATTGACAATAGAAAGAAATTTCAAATAAGCATCACTATGAATATCAATGGTATAGATATCAGATTGAAAAGCATAGTGGAGCAGAGAATCAGTAAACTCAATTTGAACATTGGTTCTATCTTGGAAAGATAAAACCAAATATCCAGAAGTATTCTGATGTCTAGCCATCTTGTATTTAATATATCTTAGCTTATTGGTATTGATAACGAATAGATCATACTCAATGAGTTTAGATATACGAGTTACTTTACCAGTATTCAAAAAGAGAATAATATCTCTAAGAATACCTTTACATTTAATATGGGTAATTAGTTTTACCATACGGAAAGTTACCAATACCCAATTAATAAAAGCTTTCATTTTTATCCTCCTATAATGAAGCACTTCAATACACAAAAGAAATTAATCACTAATCCTATTGCATATACATTAGGAGCAAACTCATCAGGCATAGTCTTGGATACTATTCCCAAAAGAACTAAGATGTCAAAAAGCAATATTGCATAATGCAACACAATTAGTATATCCCCCATAGTATTAATCCTCCTAATTATTTTTATTATAACATTCGAGCATTGTATCAACTATTGTAAATACTACATATAACACGAATCTAACAATAAAAGCTGTTAGTAAGTAACATAAAGTTTCTTTTACACTTACATTATTAATCTGGCAAATGACAAGAACAATAGCTAATGTGCAAGATAATACTACATGGTTTACTTCTCTTAATGTGACATTGTTATTCATAATAATTCTCCTTTTATATAAAAAATTAATTAAAAGGGTAAGGTACAATTGTACCTTACCCTAGATTCTTAAATTACTGATTGGAATAGTGTGAAGATAGAACACGCAATTCCAGCAACACCAAATAGAAGGAAACCATATGTATCCATTCTACTGGATTTATTTCTCATACCTCCGCAATATGGAAGCATTCCTAAACAGGAAAGTCCCATACACAACTGAGACAAGCATCTTACCAATGGGATTGTGCTCAGTGTGAAGAAAATACTGAACAACAACGCCAACAGATAGAAAACTTGAAATGCCCTTTTTATTTTTTTAGCCATAGCCATAATACCCTCTTTTCTTTTTACTTATTAAATTCCACTTGTTACAAAAGACATGAACAAGAGGAAGATACCAATAATACAACTCAGACCAGCAAGAAGATGTAGTCCCTTCTTGATGTCAGCCTGTTCTTTTTCTGTCTTATTGGAGAAGTCTGTAGCTTCACTGTGCCAGTAAACCATGGCACCTGTGATAAATAATGCTACACCTCTGATAAGAGGCTCTTCCTGATAGCATACTCCGATTAATGCGGAGATGATCAAGATAATAGCCATAACCAACTTCTTAGCTCCGGAGATATTTCTCTTTGGAACGGTAGCAGTTTCCTTAACTTCAGCAGTTACATTTACATTGTTCTCATTGTTGTTAGTTGTGTTTGTCATTTTATTTCCTCCTAAATTGAAATTGATAATTTTGATAGTTTCATTATTACTGGTCGATATGTCTTCCATGATCATAGATATACATATCGCCATCCGTTTCATTTTTATGTGCCAGATACTTCCACATATCTGGACCAACTAGACCGGAAATCAATTTCCTAGACATTGCTAGGAACTCTTTTACCTCATTCATCTTAAGCCTCCTTTCTTTTTAAGATGTCTTTCTTGAAGAAGATCAAACCAATCAATCTGATCACTCCAATAGCTAGGATTGTATGTCCTACAACCCTAGCCTGTAAATCCCAACCATCTGCGAAGCCATCACAGAATGCTTTGCAAATTGGATGAGTTGTTTCCAAATTGTTGTACTTTGCCTTTGTTGTTTCGATAATGTTTTTCATACCTTTTACCTTTACCTTTCTAAACTTAGCATCCGAGAAAATATGCAAAATAATACACTGTACAGATGCTATTAACCTTATTATCACAGATATATTATATAAACATAAATTAAGAGAATTTAAATTTTAACAATTGTATAAATACCTAAAATGGAGGTATAAAAGAAGACATGTTATGATAAATCCAAATTCTTTAATAACCCTGGACAGTATCAAAGACAGTAACGGTGAAGTACTTCATATCGGCAATATGGGAGATGATTTCGAAGTAGAAGAATACGAATTGTCCAATCCAAAAGACTTTTCTACATATATTTCCGATATAAAGAAATGTGTCAGATCGTCTATAGAGTATAAGGCTCTTATTAAGAACTTGAAAGATTTTGGTATGATGAATCGTTCTGGTTTAAATCCAAATATATCTAATGATCTAAATGAATCTGGAAAAAAGGTTTCTATAGAAATACATCATACACCATTTACATTAGAAGATATTGCAAAGATAGTCTATGAGAAAAGACTTATTCAAAGGCAAGATCTTTCTATAGAAATGGTTGCAAAGGAAGTTATGATGTGCCATTATATGAACTTAGTAGGATTGTTTCCTTTAACAAAAACCGAACATGAATTGGTTCATAATGGTTATATATTCATTCCTGTCACCAATATATATGGTGACTACAGAATGTTTATGGAAATCTATTCTGAATATATAGACGATGATACTAAAGAAACTATAGAATCTATAGAAGAACTATCTAAAGATTTCGATATAGAAACGCAGAATAAGATTCTTTCCCAATCTAATATCTATATAGATCCAGCTTATCAAGTTCCAGCATTTGAAACCGTAAAAGATATTATGGTGCAAAGATTAGATACGATCAAGAACAATATGTACACTTTACCGATACTAAATAAAGAAGAATTTCCAAAATCTAATAAGCCGAGAGAGGCTATTATTTTTTGTGAAGAATAAAGGAGAAAACGTGAGTATAAGAGACACTATACGTCTTATAGATTACTACGATAATAATATTCCTCATATTCAGATAGAGAATACGAGATATATTTCGGAGAATGCTATAACGTCGTTTATGGAGACAAGTGGTGTTCAATCAAAAAGTCTTGTTATAAAAAGACTAAATGAAGAATACCATACAGATATGACTGTTGTTACAGAAAATTCTGATATTGGTATACTGGTATCATTATTAGAAGAACTAAACACAAGAGAAATCAATGATATTAATCACCTTGATCAGATTGTTGGTTTCATGTTTGATAAGATCATTGCTCTCATCAGTAGACAACCATTCAACAATGTTAATCAGATTGATATCCGTATTGATAAATGTAATAAGTTGATTGAAAGTTTGGAAGAAGAACTGGCTAAGATAGAAAAGATGTCCGATGAGGATGTTAGAAGATCCGGAACAAAGTTTATGGCTCTATACATCTCTAAGATTATCAGTACCACATTCTTTGATATTGCTAAACCTTTAGCAACTGCTGCTAAGTTTACTCCATACGGAATGTTTATGACTGGTACAAAATTTGCATACGATTTTACAGGACTTACTCTAAGTCTGGTAAACTATAAAGGATTCCTGAAAGCTAACTTAGCAAAGATAAAGTCTGTTAAATCTTCTTTGGAAACTGCTAAGAAGCTTTTTGAGAAAACCAAAAAACAAAAGAAAGATGATAAGGAGAAAAATAATAATGAGAGCAAAAAGTAAATATGACGCTTTATTAGAAGAGCTGTTTGATACAGAAGATAATGTTCAACCAAAAAAGGTACGTTATCAGAAGAACTTCGAAATCAAGAATGGTAATATTGAAGTTCTACATGATGAAGATGATAATGCCGATGGTGCTGAATTGGCAGTAGTTGGTGAAAAAGAACTCCAGAAGATCAAAGAAGAGTTCGGTTATCGTCATAACTATCTTCCGGATAGTAAGGTTGTATCATTCTACGATGCTGAAGGAAATGAAACTTTCCATACGCCTTCTCAGAATTTAGATACTATGGGATTCACCTTATCTGAAGCATACTTTGGAAAGAAAGTTACAGAAGAAGCATTTATGCAGTTCTGTATTGTAAGAGAAAAGTTTAAGAATGCAAAATATTCTCCAAAGATGGATCTTGATCCGGATGTGATCAAGTTCAATCGTGCCGTAGAGAAGACTTTCGGTTTCACAACATTCTCTTTATCAATTTCTCCAGATTTCTCTTTCAATGCTTATGCTATTCCAATCTACACTTATCTCAGCCCAGCAAATGCTCAGAAGGTAAAGTCTTCCCTTCTGGGAGGAAATGGAGGATTTAAGTTCTCTGATTATGGAAAGATCGTAGCATTGAGTACCATGAACTTAGGAGCTATTGATTCCAACCTTTCAAATGAAGAGTTATTTGCAGTAATGCTTCATGAGATTGGTCACATGTTCTTCGAAGCTGTTGTAGACCCAAATGGAATCTACAATTCCACATCTTATGTATCCAACGTTCTTTCAAAGGTAAATGGTAAGATTTATGAAATCATCTCTACAGGAAAGAAGAGCATTGACAACAACGAGATTATCAGAGACATTGATAATATCGTTGCACCATTTATTTCAAAGATTGTTGTTGGTCTTACCAATATTAAGAACGTTATTGCTAAGCCTTTACAGGGTGTATTTAGTTTATACAGAATGGTAAAGGGAAAAGTATTCAAAGAAGGCATGTTTGATAACATGAATGACAGAGGAAAAATCAGCTATACCAATGAGAAATTTGCGGATACTTTTGCAGCAATGTACGGATATGGTCCGGAGTTACATTCAGCATTGTTAAAAGCTTTTAAGAACTACGAAGAGAACAACGTTCCTAAGAAGTATGCTCAGCCAAAGGGCTTTATTGCTAAAGCATTATGCTTTGCTGATATCATGTATAATGACTATATGGCATTCCTTCTCAACCTTAAGGATGAACATCCGGATGGTCTTACAAGAATCAATGTTGGTATTCAGTATCTGTCTAAGGAAATCTCTAAGGACAACATTGATCCTAAGATGAAGAAGGAGCTGATCGACCAGCTTAACAATCTTAAGAAGCAGATTGAAGATTATATTGCTTTCAATAATACGGAAGGTGACACACTTTCTGTTACAAGAAGCTATTATATCTATCTGTATAAAAAGTTTGGTGGAGATAGAAGAGAAACCCAGACAGATAATGAAGCATTGTTCGATACTATTGATAAGATGCTTAACACTTTGAAGAACTCTAAATAATGGAAAAGAGGGAATAGTAAAATGGGATTGAATTTAAGCAATATATATAATGCACCAAAAGATATTTATGATGTTGGTTTAACGGAGTCTGTAAAGGGCTCCGTTTTCAACATGAATGATGTTGATGAAATGATTCTGGATTACAGAAATGCTGTAAAGGAATGCACTTATGACTTATCCCTTATAGCTATGCAGGAAGGTTTTAACCTTAAAGATGTTTTCGGAAAGGTTGTAGCATTCATTACCAACATCCTGAATTTAATCAGCAAGTTTATCAAGAATGCTATAAAGATTATTGGTAATCTTATCGGAAACTTTGTAAAGCTTCTTAGAGAAACTCTATCCAAGAATAAAGATATTATAAAGGATACTGCTAAACCAGAATCTGTTACATATCTTGGAGAACTTGAGAAGAGATTGAATGAGAAAAATGTAAGTGTAAAGATGTGTGATATTGATAATATTGCAAATCTTACAGAACTTCATGCCGGTCCTACGGTATTACCAACAGCAACAAATATTATTACTTACAACCTCATCTCTATGGAAGAGTTTACAGAGGCTATTGGTACAGCTTTAACAGCTTCTTTTAATAGAGATGATAGAAACCTAGATGCTTATGGAAATGAAGTATTTACAAATGCTGAAAATTTCTGTAAAACAGTTGATGCCGAATTAGCTAATGCTGCAGAAAAATGTATTGTTGAATTATTCGGCGATTATCATACAAAGGACATCATCAATCATCTTAACAGCAATGAGTCTAACCGTATGGTTAAATTTGTTGATGATTTCAACAAGGAAATGTTTGGACCTAAGATTTCCAAAGATGAGAAGCTTACTGTTGATCTGTATCTGAAGTGTAAAGAAATCATCAAGGGAGCTACCGCTATCGAAATGGTTATCACTTCTCTTGAGTCTGTTAATGTTCAATATAAAGGCGTTGGCGATAAGATTGATCTTATGATGTCTAAGCTTAACAGATTCTGGACAACTATGACTCAGCAGAATTTCCCGGAAGATCAGAGAATTCACATCATGATGACTCGTATCACCAATACATTCAGACAGCTTACCAATATGATGATGGATATTATTACCACTCATCAGAAGATGGTTCTGTATAAAGCCGACAGACTTAGAGAGGTTTATTCTAATACCGGTTCTTGCATGAATGTAATCAATAAGTGTCGTGAGGTTATGAAGGGATATAGAGGACCAATTGAAGAGAAGGTTAACTTCAGTGGAAAATCTGTAGATGCTCTTATGGAGAGTCGTCATAACGAAATCTTCAATCAGACTATCGACAAGTTATTCAATCTTGCAGAATCTGAGTATAGCGAGAAGAGATTCAACTTACTATTCGAACAATTGTTGTTGGAGGATGGTGAAGAGAATCAGAACAATAACAATGCCAACAACACCAGTAACGCTAATAGTGGTAATAATACTGCAAATAACGCTTCTGGCAACAAAAAGAAGACAATCTTTGAGATTATAAAGGGATTCTTCAAAAACGTGGCAGATATTTTCCGGAAGCTTTTTAAGGGCGAAAATTCACCGGTAGAGAGAGCACTTCATGGAGATCCAAAGGATGTTGCTGCTGGAAAAGATAAAACCGAAGTCTTCAAAAAGCTCGAACCAGTTGTTCAGTATAATGATGAGGTTGGTAAGATTACACTTACCGATGCTTACATTTACGATATGGAAAAGGTAAAACAGTTTGAGAATAAACTTGACATTCTCAATATGGACAAGATCTTCCCAACCAATACCAATGAGCTCTTCTCATCTGAATATCTTGGACGTTTCTCTGCTGATATAAATACTGCTATCAAAGAGGATGGTGCCGAAAATAAGATTGTTGCAAAGTATCTTCGTGATTTGGGACTAAAGGTTGAGAACGATAATGAAAAGATCAATATTGTTCAGGTTCTGAATGATAATCTTAGCCAAAAACGTATCGGTGAAACTCCTGAAAAATTAACTCCTGAAACGTTTACATTATGCAGGCTTGGATTTAAAGAGGTAATGGACGAAGGCAGCAAGCTTAAGAAATATGAAGAAATGATTCCTGCAGCATTGGATAAAGTTGCAAATGCAAACTTTGATAACTTTGATGCAAATAGTCTTGACTCTGGTACCCTTACTACTCTTAAGCAGATATTCGGAGATGATGACGATGCTGGAGAAGCTAAGCAGGAAGCTGTAAGTTATGAGACCTATAATGTGCTCAGATCATTAATGGAAGCTATTCAAGCTAACGATGCCGGTAAAGGCGAAGATGGTAATGGTGGTTCTGGCGGAAATAATGGAAATGGTTCTGCAAATACAAAGCTTGTAAATAAATATCTTAATGGCTTAAAGAGTATGGCTAAAGCTAAAATTAAGATAATGCAGGCTTATGTAAACTTTATGTGTGCATTAACAACACTATGCTATGGTGTATTCGAAGTTGCAGCAGAATCTGTATATACAGATGAATACAACAAGGCTATCGGTGGAAAAGCAAACAACAAGCCTGCTGACAATAATCCTGCAGATGCTAACCAGCAGAATAACAATCAGCAGCAAAATAACAACAACCAGAACAACGGAAATAAGTAAATCATTCGTGGAGTATAGCTTTTTGGGCTATACTCCATATTTATTTTTTATTTCACTTTTAATATTAATATAAAAACAACTTGTGAAAATATATTATAAATATGAAGAATGGAGTGTTTAGAGAATGAAGACCTTGAGAAAAAACAATATCTTCAATGACCAATCTATTTCTATCTTTACGGATGCATCTTTTAGAGCTTATAATAAATATAGTGGAGTAGGAACTGTTTGTTCTGGAGCTTGTGTATATAATAATGACGTACTAATCGATCAGCAATTTTATATTCAGAAGAATAAGACGGTACAACAGGGAGAACTATACGCTATCCTTATGGGTGTATCTATGGCATATAAGTATAGAAATTTTGGCACAATTAGATTATTTTCAGATTCTCAAACATCTATCTTTGCAATAAGAGATAGAATCTTTAAGTGGTTAAATTTACAGAAAAGATATGGTGGAATTTTAGATGAAGGAGGAGAAATTAAGAACGTAGATTATATTATGAATATCATTCACACTTTACTGACAAACAATGTTCCTATAGAACTGTATCATGTAAAGGGACATGTGAATGTAAACAGTAACAACAGTTTAATCAATGCAATCAATGTATTTAGAGCATCAAACAGAATCTCTATGAACGTTGATTATGATTTGATAAGACAGATTTCTGAATGTAATGATCAAGTAGACAGATTCACAAAGTTTATGTTAAATTATGAAGTAAACCCAAAAGAGTATACTGAAGCCATTGCATTTAGTTATGGCGGAATAGATACAAACAGATATAGAGGTTTACTAAATGGAAAGGTGGGATAATGGGTTTCAATATGTGGACACAATCATATTCCATAGAAGCAACTAAACATTTGAACTTCACCTGTATAGATGCTTATAAAGGAAATATGAAAGAATCTATAGATTTGAAAATAGACTTCTATGATAGAATTACAAATGCTAATCTTGGAGCTATAATAATCCAAGAAGATGATATCACTACTATTGTAGATATATTAGATACATTATTACAGAACTATTATGAAGAAGAGTATTTTATTCACACTTCCGGATCGATGAAAGTTGTATTCAGTGATGAATATAACAATATCTATCCTTCTGATATGGATATACTTCCTGTAGGATTAGACAATCAGAAGTATATCACATTACAAATCAATAGTAAAGGTGGTGGAGTTACAAAAGTATTTACATCTGTAAGAAACTTTAACTTCACCGGACCAGAAGCAGAAGAGTTATTAAATGCTATCATACACGAATATTATTCCGGATGAGCGAAATGCCCATCCGGATATTATTTTTTCTTTAATCTTCTCCAAAGACTTTCATCATTCTACTATCTGTACTAACCTTGTTCTGTTGTACAGTATATTCCATTACAACAAGCATCGCTCTACTCTTAATAGACTTTATCATATTCTCCTGTGTATTCATAGGAAAGCCGAATCCCAACTGTACTTCTAATGCCGGAGTCATCTCTAAGCAAATCTCTTTGATGATATATGTAATAGCATTAGCAATCTCATCCGTCCCCATAAAGTTTTCTGTTTGTGGATTGATATTATAGACTTGCCATTCTATAAGCTTATTCTTTACTAGAGTATCCATAAGATCTCTAGCCTTCAATACATCAGCATTCATCAACATCTCTCTAGTGGAGATATTATTCTGAGCATTATTTTTTGCTTCTAATAACTCAAAGAACTTATTGGTTCTTGTAATGATCAAATAAGTTAGTAGACCGCTAAACAGTATTAAAAATATCAGTAGCAAAATCACGATTGTTAGTTTCATTATAGCCTCCCCAAGACATGATAGTGTTTTTAAGATTATAGTACTCTAATCTATTCAACTCATTGTTTTCGTTACATTTGTTTATATATCTTATTACTTTGTAAGCGATATCAAGAGTTATTCCGTATCTATACTTTAATAACAAATCCCACCATTTACCAAATGTCATAGATATGGGAATATACATATCTGGATTAGAATGATATAACTCATGAGAAGTTTCATCCAGCATTACTATTGGTATATTATCCAACTTATGCTCTTGCTTCAATAAAGAAACTATATCAAAAGTAGTACATCTTCCAACAGTATTCAGTATATGCTGAGATATCAATATAGTGATATCATAAATGGTAAGAAAATTGTGATGCATTTCTATCTTAGCCATACCATCAGCAACATTTCCCAATATCTGAGATCTATCTAATCCTATAGACATAAGATGAGACTTATAAAGCTTATAAGCTCTAGATCTTCTAAATCTAGCAATACAATTTGTAATGAAAGACTTATATACGTCCATGTCCATTAGAGATTCTCTTGTATTATAAAAATAAAGAGGTCCATCAGATGGACCGAACCATACCATAGGGTTTTTATCATTGTATTTTATATACTCTTCTGCAAGATAGACATCATAATCGTTCGTATCTGCTATTTTTGTATTATCATTATAGACAACTAAATCAGTACTCATATATAGAATTCTCCAATCTAAACAACTTTAATTATACGATTGTTCTCACTTCTAAGTAATTAATGACTATTTTAATAAGGAGAAAAGTGTTTTATGCGTGGCAAGTTTTATACAATGATTGGGCTAGAGGGAGTTAGTCAAGCGGTTCAAGAACAGTTACAGGGGTACATTAATGAATCTTTCAATGCCGATATTATGTTTATGACATTTCCATATATGAGCATCGAGAAGTTCAAATTCAGACCAGATGGTGATGATAAAACCTTCTTATCTGTAACAGAAATCAGAAATGAACCTCTGAATTATAAGGAAAAAGAGTTAAATTTTGAGATTGATGGTTATAAGTTCAAGATGAAGTTTATTAACTGGTCTGCTCTTAGATTACCAGAAGATGAACGTCGTATGAATCTCATCAAGGAATTTAGATAATACAAATAGTTGGGAGCAATTTATATGAATATTGAAAAGGTTTATACAGACAATCCACTATTGGATGAGATCGTATATAACTGTAAACAGCTCGCTATTGGTACGGTTTTAAAAGATCAAACTCGTGCTGATAATGAAGAAAGTGCTGAATCTTTAAATGCTGGAGATGCATATGTTGCTATCAAACAGCGATACATAAACTTCAGTGCATTCTATTATGACAAAGAATTCTTATCAAACTTCTCAAACATATCTGCAGAAGATGCAGAAAAGTATTCTGTTGATAATGAATTGATTCCTGTAGAATTAAGAAAACAGATTTTGGATGCTGCGTGTAAAGAGTTCTTGGATACATATGTTGAAAAGAATAACTACTATCGTATGCTCAATGGAGAACCAAATTACGATAGACTTGTTACATATGATGGATTATATGTAGATTTCAATACTATCAATAATGCTCCATCAAATATAAAAGTTTCAAAGTTCTACAGAGATACACCAGGTACAGATTACAGATTGATTCATCAATTGGATATAGGAATGATTGAAGTTCTATATGATAATGGCTTCATTGATTCTCTATTTGATCATGCTAAGATGAAATCGTTGGATGTAGAGTATAAGGATATAGAATATCTAAAGCATATTGGTAATCGAAAGATCGATTACTATACTTCCCGTTCGGCTGAAAAGTTTGGATTGATCTATTGTCCCGATTCTGAAGCAGTAGAAGTAAAGAATAAGTATAAAGATAAACTGGAAGCGAATAGAAAGTATATGCTTTATACAATTTACTCAGATGCTTATAAGATTAACTCTGAAAACTATGATAATTTCATGATGGTTT